CCTTCGTGGCGGCCACGATGAGGCCGAGCACGGCGGCCACGTAGCCCAGCCAGTGCCCGATCGTGCCGGGCAGCACGTGGAACTGGGCGTCGGCCTCCAGCAGGGCGCCCACGACGATCGCGGCCCCGGCCAGCCAGGCTACGGGGAACTTCTTGAGGTTGTCGGTCCAACTACCGTTCATGGACGCCTCCGTCCACTGGGGCCGACCGGGCGCCACCCGAAATCGCTTCGGGGCGGGTCCGCTTCGGGCGGCGAATGAGCAGGGAGAACCGGTGCCAGATGACCACCGCGTAGGCGGTGGCGGCCAGCGCCAGGATGACGCGCCGGCCCGGGTAGTCCCCGAAGAACCATCGGGCCAGCGACAGTCCCAGGATCAACTCGATCATGGCAATGAACGCCATGACGTTGCGACCCCAGGGGTGGCTACGCCAGTCAAAACGGGCATAGCACACCAAAAATGAGGCTCCCCCCAGGAAGGCGATCACCCATATACACGCGGTGACGGTTTCCAGTACGCGATCCCAGTTCATTCGCCTTCTACCCTCGGATGATTCGCTCCATGGCCTCGCTGAAATGATTACGCACTGTGGCGTGACGAAGCGAGTCGCCCAATCGGACAATTTCCGGCCAGCGGTCCATATCGTCGCTGAGGGCCTTCCGCGCCCGCGCCAGGGCCTGGTCGGCGTCGGTCCCCGGACTGTTCTCCTGCGACTTCCGGTGGCGCTCCAGCCAGCCACCCCAGGGCCACGACGCCAAGTCGAACCAGCGCATCAGCGATCACCCCGGCCACGGTCCGGTGGCCGGTCCCGCAGGCGGTAGCGACGTTCCTCTGCGTCCCGCTCGATAGCCTGGTGGATGGCTTTCATGAGGGTCTCCGTCGTCTGCCCCTGCGTGAGGAGCTTTTCCAGCTGGGCGCTGAGAACATCCCCCCGTTTTTCGCTGGTCTCAGCGGTCAAGCGCCATTTGTCCCGGTCCTGCCTCACCTCGTCGTGCAGCCGGCCCGGAACGAGCTTGCCGGTCATGATGAGACAGATACCCAGCAGGACGATACCGCCAAGCCCACCACCGGTGATGACCTCGGTGGGAATCCCCGCTAACAAATCGCCCACCGTGGCCCCTTTCAGGCAGGCAGAAAGGCCTGACTTTACAACGGTAAGGCCCCCCTGTGGTGGGAGACCTTACCGTGTGTGATCGTATTCGCGCCAGTTCGAGGGGCTTCCTGACGCGCTGTGGTCAGGCGCCGCGCAGCTTCTCGGCCGCCGCCGTGTAGGCGTCGGCAAGCTGCGTCGTGGTCACCCCGGGCGTGCCGGCCGCCGGCTGAGCCGGGGTCGAGGTGGTCGCCACGTCGACCACCGGGCCGTACAGCTCCGGATACCAGCCGGTCCGCACCCAACCGCCGTACTGGCCCATCCACTCGGCGTCGCCGCCGGTCGGGCCGTGCGCGAAGCCGAGCTGCTGGGCCAGGTGGGTGGCGTTCTTGCGGTCGGCGTCGGTGGCCGACGGAACGATCCGCGACCACATGCCGTTGCACATGTACCAGTTCTTGCCGTCGGTGGCCAACATCATCATTTCGTCGGGTACCTCCTGTGTTGCCGCCACGGTGGCGGGGAGCTGACCACCGGTGACGGCGGTGTGCATGAGCTGGCCGAGGCGGGCGATGCACGCCTCGCGTCGGCCTTCGGTGTCGCGGTAGAACTCGATGTGGGTGTGGACGTCGACCGTGTCCGTGGTGGACTGCGCCGTGAAGCCGTTCTGCCGGTCCCGTCGGACCTTGGCCTTGCCGTCGGGGCTGTAGTTCACGCCCCGGATCGGGGCCAGGGCCGAATCGCCCTTGAGGAGCTGGTCGACCAGCAGGTTGTTGAAGCGCAGCCAGGCGGCGTTGCCGCCCTTCGGCCACCGGTAGCCGATGTCCATCCCGGAGGAGCCGTTGGTCAGGCCGGACCGGTCGCGCTGCAGCCGGCACGAGTAGTCCTCGCCGGTCGAGCCGGCCGCCGCGCCCGGGTGGTACCGCCCGATCATGGTCAAGACGTCTTTGCCTTCGTGGTAGCCGCCGGTGCGCTGGTGGGCGCCGTCACCGACGATGCCCACCGAAACCGGGTCGGTCAGACCCGTCTCGACCATCACGATGCGGCGAAGTTCCAGCAGGTCGGCGGGGGCGCTGCTCATGGGCTCATCTCCGGTTCCACCTCGTCTTCCATCGGTATCTCGACCCACACGAAGAACACCATAATCAGGATGGCCAGTAGGGCTGCCGCGCCGACGTGGCCACTGAGCCCGCCGGCCACCATCGCGCCGGCCAGGCACCGGACACACCACCAGAGGGCGTCGGCGCGCGCCTCACTGTCGAGCGTGTCGAGGGGTTGGCGTTGCGGCCAGTGCCGTGACGCCCACCCGGGGACCCGGCCGGACGTCACGGCCGGTGCCCGTTGGTGGCGCAGCCGGTCGGCAGGGGCGCCTTCGACCAGCCGTACTTGCCGGCCATGGCGTTGAACCACAGTGCCGCCATGAGCTGGTAGCCGGCGGCGTTGGGGTGCACACCCTTGGCGTCCAGGCAGTTGCCGCCGAGGGCCTGGAAGTCGGCCAGGCCGGCGTAGCGGGCCGGCGGGGTGGCCGACCAGAAGCCGGCCGCCTGGTAGGCCCGGTACAGGGCGTCGTTGACGCTGGCCTGCAGGTTGGCCAGGTTCGGCTGGCCGGACCGGACCGGGTCCGAGTAGGCCACGAACGACACCGCCACGTTCGCGGCGGTCATGTCGTTGATCGCGCCGAGCACCTTGCTGGTGCGGGTCTGCGCACCCTGCGGATCCCAGCCGTCGTTGGTGCCGAGGGCGTACAGCACGAGATCCGGGTTCCAGGCGGCCATGCTGGCCGGGAAGCCGGGCCAGGCGTCGGCGGTGGACCAGCCGCCGGCCGCGTACCAGCGGATGATCGGCCGGGAGCCGGTGGCGTTCTGGATCAGGTCGGCGAGGGGCTCCCGCCAGCCGCCGGGCACGTCGGCGGCCACAGTGATCGAGTCACCGACCACTTCGATGACCACCGGGCGGGCGGTGGCTGCGGCCGGGCGGGGCCCGACGGCGGCCAGCGAACTGACCACCGTAAGCCCGGTGCACAGGGCGACGAACAGGGTCAGGGCGGAGGTGAACCACCACGGGTAGGCATCGTGCTGGCGGGCGTGCCGGCGGACGTAGCGACGGGGGCGGGTGTGGTGGGTCATGGCGCATCCTTTCGGGTGACAGTTGCCTGCAGTGTCGCACGCTAGGTCACGGGTGTGCCAACCCCCGCCACTGTCGGTTAGGCAACCTCGTACTGGATCGAGAACTGCAGCCACGAGGTGGTGAAGGTGCCGGCGATGTTCGTGCTGGCGAGCTGGAGGCCGTCGGAGGCCCGGAACAGCTTCAGCGTGGTCGACGTGGTCTCGATGATGGCCTGACCCATCCGGACGGCCGAGGCGGAGTCATTCATGATCCACTGCCCGGTGGCGCCGTTGCCGGTGGAGTTAACCGCCGCGACCGGCAGGTTGAACGTGTAGCTACCGGAGCCCTTGCTGGCGCCGGTGGTCAGGTCGATGCGGACCTGGACCGCCACCTGCTTGGAGGTGACGTACTGGTAGCGGGACTTCAGGTTGGTGGTGACGACCGTCGGATTGGTGGTGCTGGCCGACCACACCAGGGTGTAGTCGATCCAGGTGGGGCTCTCCAGCACGCCGATGCGGGTCTCGTGGTCGTTCGCCGAGTCGGTAATGTCGTCGATCCACGCCGGGTCCAGCACGTCACCATCGTTGAGGGCGACGATCGGGTAAGTCGTCACGGCTGCCCTATCTCCTTACTCGCGTGATCATGTGGACCTGGGCCCGACCAGCGTCTGGCCGATCCGGCCGGTGCCGACGACGCAGATCGGCAACACCGGCCGGACGATCACCTGCTGCTCGAATTCGCCGTCCTTCTGGGTGTGGGTGACCGACTGGGTCCGCCACTGCCCGGAGGCCTTGGTGAGGCTCGGGTCGGTGAACGTGACCAGGTCGCCGGGCTGGCGGCGGGCATCGCCGAACAGAGTCAACGCGTCGACCGCCGGCCGGCCGGTCCGCAGCCCCATCTTGACCTTGCGGGCGAGCGCGCGGGCAGCCACGTCGGAGTCCAGCGCGGACGCTGAGACCTGCAGTGACCGGACCCCCCGCTGGGCAACCGACACCGGGTCGTACTCCACGACGGACGTGCTGGTGACGTGCACCGCCTGGCCCCAGATCTGCAAGGTCGGCTTGTTCGAGTTGTTGACCGTGTACAGGTTGCCGGTGGTGAAGTTACTGATCACCCAGGTGGCCCCACCGGCGTCCCAGTCGATGGTCTGGTCGACGCTGGCCATGGTCGAGTCGGCGAAGGTGCCGGATCCGTCGCTGGCGTTGTTGAGGGTGATGTATGTCTTGTCCGGGAAGGTCGACACGGTGAAGTCGACGTCGTTGGCGAGCTGGACCGGCGTCGTCATGATGTTGACCACCGGGTCGCTGAACGTGAAACGCCACGTCGAGTCGCCCGGCGGGATCTGCAGCAGGTCGGACAGGCTGAAGACAGCACGGCTGGCGCCGTCGATGTCGGCCGCGTCGTAGGTCACCTGAATCGTGTTCTTGATCTTGGTGACGTCGATGTTGATGTCCGGCTCGTCGGCGTTGGAGTCGGTGGAGAGCACCTCCTGGACCGCCTGCTGGCTGTCTTTCACCCACCAGCCGGGGGTCAGGTACAGGAACACGTCGGTTTCGTCGCACCGCATGCTGGCCAGTTCGCCCTGGGCGTAGCCGGCGATCAGTTCCCACGCCTCCCGGGGGGCTTTCTCGTACACGCCGGCCAGCTCGATGTTGGAGGGGCTGACCACGGCGTCGGCGGTGAACGCGGTCGCCCCCAGCCAGGTCGGGAAGTTGTCGACGTTAGCCTGGGTGCCGGCGTTGAGCTGCACTTCGGCGATCGGCACGTACGCCACGAACGTGGGGTACGGCTCGATCCAGGTGTCGCCGGCCGGCAGCCCGGACGTGGTCCACGCCCCGACGGCGGTGGAGCGGGTGGTGCCGTTGAAGTTCTGCAGCCACAGCTTCTTGCCGGAGATCGACCAGGCCGCGCCGACCGGGTGCCAGGCACCGTCGGTGGGCAGCGTGTCGGTACTGGTGAGGGTGACCACCGTGGTGCCGTCGGAGGCCTTCACGTACACCTGGCGGGACGTGTTGACGCCGGCCTCAACCCCGGCAGTGCCTACCCCGATGCCCCCGGCGGTCTGGATGCCGACCAGCTTGGAGACGCTGGCCGAACCGCCCGGAATGTTGTTGACGTCGGTGGCGTCGCCCCGCACCCAGAATTCGAGCCGGCCGGTTGAGCCGGCCTGCGAGAAGAACGGGTAGGCGGTGTCCAGGTCGAGGTTGCCCAGCCCGATGTGCCGCTGCTCGTCGGCTTTCGCCTGCAGGTCGATGCCGGTCAGGTAGGGGCCGAGCACCCAGCCGGGGCGGCTGCCACTCAACACGGTGTCGGCGGCGCGCCGCTTGAACGACTGGTAGATGGGCCGGGACCCGAGCGTGTCGGGGTTGTAGCTGCGGCTCGGGTAGAACGGCCTCGTGCTGCCGTGCATGGGGGTCCACCACACGGTCCCGGTGGTCAGCTGGCGCGGCGGCGGCCCCACGTACAGGCCGCACTGGTACAGCGCCCAGGAGATCGGCCAGGAGGCGTTCGCCCCGGGCGAGTCGGAGAAGGTGGTGGTGTTGCCCCGGAACGGCGGCGGCTGCACCAGCTTCTGCATGAGTAGCCGGGTGGCCGACGTGGCCGTCAAGGTGGCCGTGCCGGACTTCACGGCCACGTCCATCATCTGGCCGGTGAACACCCGCACCCGTTCCTGGCCGGCGGACCCCACCACCCCGTGGTCGAGCTTGACCGGCGCCACGTCCCGGTCCAGGCCGAACATCGGCGACAGGTCGTTGTAGGGGCTGAAGAACGCGGCGTCCCGCATCGGGCCGTTGGTGAGGTAGGCCGATGGCGCCTCCACGGTGGCGGACAGTTCGGGCACCCCGATGCCGGAAATGTAGGTGACCGAGTCGGGGTAGCCGTCGTCCAGGAAGTGCTTCACCGACCAGTCCCCGGTGGAGCGGGTCAGGTCGTCGATGGCGGCCGAGACGGCCCGGAACGTGTCGTAGGAGAAGATCAGCGGCTTCGGGTTGGTGTTGCCGGTGTAGATGGCCGACCGCAACGCCACCGTGCCGGGGGCGGTGACGTGCGAGTCGGTGACGGTCAGGTGCCAGCTAGTCGGCTCGGCCTGGCCGAGGCGCCACACCCGGATCTGGATGGTGCTGCCCACGGTGCGGGCGCGCACCCGTAGCGGCTCGTCGGCCTGGTGGGTGAGCCCTGGCACGGTCAGGGACGCCAGGTTCACCTCGGCGAACGCCAGCGAGTAGAAGATCGCCACGGTGACGGCCCCGCCCACCCCGATGACGGTCCGGACCTGGTAGTAGTTGCCGGCGGCGGTGTCGTACCGGAAGTAGAACGTGCACGCCTCGATGCCGCCGCCGGTGCCGGTGGGCACCGCGACCTGCGCGGACACCAGGATGTCGCAGTCCAGCATGGTCAGGCCGGAAATGGTGCAGATCCGGGCCGAGTCGGTCGAGCCGCTGATCGCGTGGGTGCCCACGCCGTTGGCCACGTCGATGTCGGCCACCGTGCCGTCGCCGGAGAACAGCCAGGTGTGGCCGGTGTCGGTCTGGCCCCAGCCGTCGATGACCACCCGGTCGAAACTGTCGGCCACGATCAGCGTCTTGTCGGTCGACGCGATCGAGGTGAACACGCCGTCAACCCACCAGTCGGCCCGTAGCTGCGGTTCCGCCCACGCCCCACCGGCGCCGGTGGCCGCCTGGATGTAGTTGGCGCTGGCGCTCTGCACCCGTTACCTCCCGTCCTGCTGGAGGACCAGCACGGGGCCGCTACGCACCTCCGTGGAGTACTGCCAGGGCCAGTCGTCCACGTAGCTGAGGATCCCGACCGGGTACACGCCGGTGCCGGGACGCCACGTCTCCGTGGTGGTGTTCTCGGCCAGCATGAACTGGCTCAGGTAGATGATCGAGCCGGCCGAGGCGCCCGACACGTAGTGCACCCGGGGCAGCACATACACCGAGTTGGCCGGCGGTGTGGCGGCCACGCTGGCGGTCGTCCAGGCGCCGCTCGACGTGGTGGCCGTCGAGCCGGTCGAGGTGGACAGCAGGGCCTGGGTGATGTCGTACCACTGCAGCTCCAGGGCGAAGCTGACCACGGCGTCGGTGCCGCCGCCGCGCAGCTGGCAGGCGAAGCACAGTGGGCGGCTGCTGACCACGGGGATGCCCGGCCAGCCCTGGTACGGGGTGTCGAGGGTGAGCACCGCGCTGGCCGAGGCGGGGCTGGTGAAGTTGAACGTCCAGGCGAGGGAGCGCGGGGTGCCGGTGGTCAGCGTGGTCGACGAGGCGATCGAGCAGCCGGAGCCGGCGATGGTGAAGTTTTCGGTGCCGTTGGTCAGCGAAGTGGCGCCGGACTGGTTGACGGTGAGCATGTTGCGCTCGCCCGGGTCCAGGAAGGCGTACGGGCCTGGGCCGTAGTGGCCCTGGTCGAAGGCGAGCAGCGTCGAGTGGGTGTCGAACGTCAGCGTCTCGTAGCTGAGGGTGAACTGTCGGCTGCCCTGCAGGATGCGGCGGGTACGCACTTCGCCGTTGCCGAGCTGGGACACCTGGGCGCCGCGCACCCGGGTGGTTTTCACCCCGCCCCGGGGCTGCGGCAGGGTGACCAGGGACCCCGGATTGCCGAAGTAGATGTTGCTGTCGGTCACGCCCGCCTCCTTACGCTGCCGCGCTCACGGGCCGGCCGGTGTTGACGAACGCCCGCCGCCGGTTGCCTTCGGCGGCGGCGGCGGCCACCCGGGCCGGGTCGATGTCGAGCTTGGCCGAGATCTCCTTGCCGTCGAGCATGACCACGACGCGCGGGGCCCCGACGGCCACCTGGGCGCCCGCGACGTTCACCTGGGGGGCGGCCTGGGTGAGGGCGGTCATCGCGCCTTCCATGTACCGCTGCAGGGCCGGCATCTCGGCCCGGATGCCCATCTCGATGCCTCGGGGCAGCCAGCGGCCCACCTCTTTGGCCATGACCTTGGACGGGGAGCCGATGCCGGCGGCATGCTTGGCGCCGCTGATGATGTCGCCCACCGCACGCTTGATCGTGCTGATGGCGGAGCTGATCATCGACTCGATGCCTCGGATGAGGCCCCGGATCATGTTCTGGCCAACGTCATACAGCCAGTTGGCCGCCCCCGACAGTGCGCCAACGACCCGGCCGGGCAAGCCGTGAATGTAGGACATCACCGAGTTGACGCCGTCGCTGGTGCTGGACTTGGCCCGGCTCCACGCGTCGGAGAACCATCGGCCGATGGCCGGGCCGATGCCGGACAGCCAGGACACGATCGAGTGGTAGGCGCTGGACACGTAGGAGGTGATCGTGTTGTAGAGGGCGCCGAAGAAGTTCGAGGCGATGCCGGGCAGGGCGTTCAGGAAGCCGGCGATGGCGTGTACGCCGTCCATGAACCGGTTTTCGATCCACTGCCACATGCTGGACAGCAGTTCCGGGATGTGGGTGACGAACATCAGGATCAGGCCGGTCACATATCCGATGCCGGTGAAGAAGGCGTCGAAAATGGCGGTCCATGCCGAGGCGATGAGCCCGGGGACGGCGGAGATGGCGGCCCAGATCCGGCCGGGCAGCGCCTCGAACCAGCCGACCACCGACATGAACCAGCCGGCGATGGCCTGGCCCGCGCTGGTGATGAATCCCCAGATGGTGGTCCCGAGCATGACGAAGAAGTCGGCCACCGCGTGCACGCCGGTCATGAAGCCGCCGGAGATGGCCGAGGCGATTGCGGTAATCCAGCCCCAGAACGCGGACAGCGCCGGACCAATGCCGTCGATGAATGCGACAAAGCCGTTCAGACCCCGAGCCATCGCGCCGAAAAGTACCACCATGTGTTCGACCAGATAGCCGATTTGCTGCAGGCTGTCGGTGAGATTCTTCAGAAACTTCTTGCCGTCGTCGGACCGGAAGAATGTAGCCATGTCCTGGAAGTGTTTGGTCAGCGACCGCAGGAATCCTTCGCCATTCTTCTGGGCGTCCTCATTGCCAAGAATGGCGCTGAACATATCGCCGAAAGCACCCAGCAAAGCGAACAGATCTTTGGCGGTTGTAAATGCCTTCTCCATCCATGCCTGGAACTTTCCGGTCTTCACCGAGTCTTCCAGGAAGCTGGCCAGCCGGTCGGTACCCCGGCCGATGGCACCGAAGATCCGTTCGATGAACGGCATAGCGGCGGCCATGGTGTCGGCCAGGCTGCTGAACAGGTGGGTCAGGGGGGCGGTCATCGTGCGGATGATCTTGCCGGTGGAGACGAAAAGGACCTGGAAGTCCGCGAGTACGTTGCTCTGTCGGAGCATGGTCAGAAACGACCCGGCCAGGTTGCCCAGGGCGTCCGCGACGTCTTCCAGGCCACCGCGCAGTACTGGCAGCAGGGTGGTACCGAGGGCCTTGAATTGGCCGATCAGGGGGGCGAAAAAGGCGGTCTGCACATCGTTACGGATGGCCGAAAGGGCATTCTTCAGGCCAACGATTTCCTTGACCACCTTCTGCGCCGGCTCGGCTAGCCCTTTGAGGGCCTCCTTGAATTTGGCCGCGTCGCCAGAAAAGCCGGCCCCAATGGCCTCGCCGAAGCCATGGAAGGCAATCACGAGGGGCGCGATCGTGGCCAGTAGGCCGCCGATGGCGCCGGGGAGTAGCAGAATTAACGCCCACAAGTTGGACAGCGCGGCGGCTAGACCAACCACGGCCGGGATAGCCATGGTGATCAATGCGATCTTCGCGAAGCTCATGATGCCGCCGGCTACTTCACCGATCTTGCTGCCGATCTCGCCGATCTTGCTACCGATCTCGCCGATCTTGCTGCCGAAGCTGGTCAGCGACGAGAAGGCGGCTCCGGCAGCCCGCCCCAGGGCCTGGAAGCCGTTGCCGAGGACCCGGCCCAGGGAGCCGAAGAAGCCGCCCAGGTCACGCTCGACGTCCCGGCGGGCACGCCGGCCCAGCCGGCTGGCGAAGGACCGGCCGGAGTCGTCGCCGATGCGCGCGAAGCGGCCGGTGATCGCGTTGTGCCAGCGGCCGTTGATGTCCTTCCACAGGCCGTTGACGATCTCCCGCTCCGATGACGTGGAGACGTTCCGGCCGTACTGGCCTCCGGCCTCGCTGCCACTACGTGACCAGGCCTTTTCCAGGGCGGCCAGCTTGACCTTCGACTCCCGCATGAAGTCGTCGACTTCGCGGTCCGCGCTGCTGGTGTCCGCCTCGATGTCGAGGTAGCCGTCGGCGATCTTGAAGCCTTCCGCTGCCACGCCCTACCTCCCCTCACTGCGGCTGTACCTGCACCACCTCGACGATGCCGGCCAGGTCACCGAACATCACCCCCCGGGCCGCCATCTCCGGCGTCAAGGCGACCGCCACCGGTTCCGGCTCCCTCGGCTGACCACCGGTGGGTGGTCCGTCCTGCTCCCGCTCGGCGGCCAGTCTGGCCCGCAAGGCCCCCTCGTAGGCCGGAAGGCGGTACGCGAGACGGAAGAACCGCGCCGCGCTGATCCGCCCCCAGCCGTCCCAGGTCGTGCTATCGATGTCGATCTGTATTCCGTAGAAGGCCGCGAAGTCCGCTTCGATGTCCCGGAGGTAGTCGAGCACCCAGATGATCTGAGCGGCGCGGCGCTTCAGTTTCCCTGTGCCTCTTCCATCAGGTCGCCGATCTTCTTCTCGACAATCGCCATCACCTGCTTGAGCTGGCCGGCCGTCATGCTCTTGGCCTTGGCCAGCAGGTCCACCCCCCGCTTGCCGATCAGCTCGTCGAGCACCACCGCCACGGCCCGGTCCGTGCCGCCGGTGCGCAACGCCTTGAGGTACACCATCGAGAGGTAGGGCGGGGTCTCCACCGGGATGGTGACCACCTCGCCGTCGACCGAGAAGAACTCCTCCCGGTCGCCTTCCGGCTCTCGCGTGGTCAGTTCGATCAATGCCATGGCCTGCCTCCTTGGCGGTTCGCGGTCGTAGGTTTAGAGCTGGTCGATGATCTTGAAGGGTGCCAGCGTCGTGGACACGTAGTGGCAGCCGAAGGTCACCGGGATGAGGGTCATGTCGCCCTTCTTGTAGGCGATCTCCACGTTGTCGATGGAGATCACCTTGCGCAGGATGAACCGGCGCCGCTTGACCACGCCGGAGCTGTCGGCCGGGGCGTAGCCGTCGATGATCAACGCGAAGTAGGTGGGCTGCAGCTCGGTGCCGTCGTACACCGGCGTGTACGTCTTGTAGTTGACGCCTGCGCCCGACCCGGTGGCCACCGTGCCGGAGTTGAGGCCGATGGTCAGGTTCTCCAGGGTCGCCTCGGCCAGGTTGACCTTCACCTGGAAGTCCCGGCTGGTCATCTTGCGGCCGATGATGTCGGCGATCTGGTCGACGGTCATCGTGGCGAATTCCTGGTTGATCGTCAGGGTGACGCCGTCGTTGGTGAAACCCAGATCGGTCCACGCGCTCGACTGGGGCACGCTGTTGACGGCCTGGTCGAGCGGTTCGGCCGCACCGGTCAAGCTGAACGTCCCGCTGTAGAGCGAGGCCGCCCCCATGATCACCTGGTATGCCTGCTTGTTAGCCATTGTGCCGGTTTCCCTCCCTTAGGGCGTTTCCTCGTTCACAGGCTGAGCCAGGAGAACTGCAGCTCGAACCCGTAGTGGGCGTAGTTGGCGACGTCGCTGGGGCGGCGCCGCACCTCGGTGGTGGCCACGGCGCCGACGACCCGGGCCGTGCCGTAGCTGCCCGGGAGGGTGACCGGGCGTTGGGTGTCGCCGAAGCGCCACTCCTGGGTGGCGACCATGACCAGTTCGGCGAGGCTGGCCGCGCGACCCCACGGCGGGGCTTTGCCGTTGACGTTGACGGCCCAGCAGTCGACGCTGACCACCGGCTGGCGCAGCGGCACGTGCCGGTGCGGCTGGCCGCCGATCACCGACACCTGGACGAAGCCGGCGTCACCCCAGGAGAGCACGCCGGTGTCCCGGTCCGGGCCTTGCAGGGTGGTGCCGACGCCGGCCCCGTAGGCGTTGACGACGTCGCGGATCCAGGCGGCGGCGACCAGCTCACTGTTGGGCTTGGTGGGGATCGTGAGGGTCATCTCAGCCCACCGTCACCAGGTGGCGCTTGCGGTACAGCGCGGGCCGCATGAACGGCTGCGCGGGGGTGCCCGGGTGGTGGACGACCCGGCCGAAGTACTCGTCCGTCTCGGCGTTGTGCAGTGACCACGGGCCGTGGGAGATGATCAGGTGCGGCTCGGAGCCGTACTCGGTGGCCGGCCAGTGGTCGGTGCCGACCACGACCACACCGTGCAGCTTGCCCGGGAAGTATGAGTGGATCGTCTCCACCAGGTCGCCGGAGTCGATGGGACAACCAGCAATCGCGTCGTCGGTGATCTCGTCGGTGACCTTCTTGACGTTCGCGCCGACAGCAGCCAGGAAATACGACTGGAACGCGGGGTTCCGGATGACACGCGCCACCCTGGCCACCTCCCTCTGCGGGTGTCGGCGGTCGTCCGCGCTGGCCGGTCTGCCCGGCATGGTGGGTGGCGCTCGCGGTTGTTGCCGGTCAGCTTACCCTGCGTAGGGTCAAGTTCCAGGTACCCCCGTTGACCGGATTCGGGGGTGTCACCAAGAAGTCGATCGTGTACACGTCGCCGGTGCGTTCGTCGCGGACCCGGTCGTCTTTGCGCAGCTGCCAGCGGGCCGAGCAGCGGCCGGTGAAGCTGCGGACCTGATCGGTGCGGCCGTCGACCGGGCGGGAACGACTCGACGCGCCCCCCTCCGAGATCTGCATCCGAACCCCCTCATACACCGGGGTGTCGATGTCGATCGTGTCGTTCCACGCGTCGGTGCCTTCACCGCGCAGCACTGTCACCGTGGTGGTGGCCCGCCAGGTCATCTGCCCGCCATCCGTCCGGTCACCCGCTCCACACCTGGCCGCCGCCGCTGGCGGCCCGCAGCGCGTCCAGGCCGAGGCTGCCACCCTCACCCATCGGCACCCACACGAACTGGTCGTCCCGGACCGCGCTGTCCCGGTTGCCCACGTCGGGGTAGCGCTGGCGGGTCTTGCGGACCCGCAGCGGGTCCCGCCGCCACGACAACCGGTTGAGGCACATGCGGGGGATCGGGCCGAGGAAGGCGGCGTAGGCGCTGGCGTACTGGGCGCTGACCCCGTCGGCGCTCACCCCGGTGGTGTCCATCGCGGTCAACGCGTCCGGGTGCTCGTCGAGCCACACCGCCTGGAAGGCGACCGCCCACTGCAGATGCCGGGCATTGGTGGTCGACACGATGCCGGTGTCGCCCAGGTCGGCCGTGTCCGGGATGCCGGCGAGCAGGGCCACCAGGATGTGCGCGGCGGCCAGGGCGCCCACGGTGGGCTCCTGGCCGGTGATCGTCTTGACCTCGTCAAGATCCACCCACATGGCGGTCTCCTTACTGCTCGCGCGGTTCGCGCTTGAGGTGCACCTCGTAGATCACGGTACGGCCGCGCTCGTTGGAGGAGAAGCCGACGCGATGACCGACCGTCAGCCCGCCCCGGGTCTGGTAGCCGGCCTCGTTGGCCAGCCGGTGGGTTTCCTCGATCAGCCGCAGGTGGTGGGCGTCGTCGATCGAACGGTCGCCCAGCGGGAACTCGGCCCGGAACATCCGGGCCACCGCCGTGGGGGTCCGCCCGGCCTCCACCACACCGGCGGTGGCGGTGGTCGGCATCGGCCCCGGGTCGGTCAGGCCACCCCGCAGGATGCCCCCGAACATGGTGGGGCCGGCCGCCGGGGCGGCAGGTGCCCCGGCGGCCGGCGGCTCCGACGTGGTGGGGGTTTCGTCGTCCTGCTCGTCGTCCTGCTCGTCTTGATCGGCGTCTGCTCCGCCGGCCGCTGGCGTCTCCGCCGCCGGCCGCTCCGGCTGCCGAGCGGGCTCCTGGCTGGACTCCTGGCCGGGCTCCGGCGGGAACCGCTCGGCGTCGGTGGCGTCCGGGTGGGCGTGGTCCCAGTCGCGGAGTCGCTCGATCAGCTGCGGGTTGGTGCCGGAGCCGAGCAGCCCCCGGTGCACGGCCATGGCCACAAGCTGCCGCCGACCCACCCGGGAGTAGTCGAAGACGAACTCCTCAGCCTTGCTCAGGTCGTCGAACTGGGTGGTCGGCGCGCTGGTCGGTGTCGCTTCAGTCACGGGTGATCCTGCCTCTCACGGTTTGCGTCGAGGGTACCGCCACTCACCCCGTCACCTGCCGGACGCGCTGGTCGATCGGGTCGCTGACCACTGTGGTGGTCGGCGCGGCCGGGGCCACCCGCTGCCGACGGGTGGGGGCCGCCCCGAGCGTGCGCGGAATCGGGGCGACCCGGCCCAGGGCGGTGCCGGTCGGCACCCGCAGGTCCACGCGCGGCCGAATGTTGCCGGAGACCGTGACCACCACCGCGTCGAACGCGTCGGCGACGGCGGCGGCCACGCCCACCGCGTACACCTGGGCGAACGCGTCGAACGCGGCGGCGGTCGCGTCGGCGGTGCCACCATTCGTGGTCAGCGTGCCGGCTGCGGCCTGTCCGGCGGCGGTGGCTCCGGCGGTGCCGGCCCCGGCCGCCCCGGCCGGCTGCGCGTCGAGGCCTGTCCCGGTGGCCTGGGCGACGTCGGCGGCCGTGGTCGCCGCGCTGGCGGCGGTTGCCGCGCTCGCGACCGCGTCAGCCTGGGCCGGGGTGGTCGTGTTGGCGGCGGTCGCGTCCTGGCCGGCGGCGGTGGCCCCGGCGGCCCCGGCTTGGCCGCCCACGGCGCCGGTGGCGTCCTGTCCGGCGCCGGTGGCCGCTGCGGTACCGGCGGACGCCCCGATGGCCGCCTGGGCGTCCTGGGCGGCCCCGGTGGCGTCGCCGGTGCCGGCCGAGGCGTTGACGTTGCTGCTGGTGCTGACGGTGGCGTCGAACGCGTCGGCGGTGGCCGAGGCGACCCCGGCGTTGACGGTGATGGCGGTGCTGGCGTCCAGGCCGGTGGCCGTCGCGGCGGCCTCGGCCGGGGTGGCCGTCGAGGTGGCCGACGCGTCGAGCCCGGTGGCGGTGGCGCCGGCCTGACCGGCCTGGCCACCGGTGGCGCCTTGGGCGTCCTGGCCGGCGGCGGTCGCCTGGGCCATGTTGGCGGGTACGGCGATGTCGGCGGCCGGGTTGGCGGCGGTGCCGGCGGCGTCGGCCTGGGCCGGCGTGGCGGTGCTGACCACCCCGGTGGCGTCGAGCCCGGTGGCGGTGGCCGCCGCCTCGGCGGGGGTGGGCCCAACCCCACCTTGGGCGTCCTGGCCGGTGGCGGTGGCGTCAGCCTGGGTGGCCCCGGTGGTGGCGGTGATGCTCGGGTTGGCGGCGGCGCCGGTGGCCGCCGCCTCGGCGGGGGTGGCGGTGCCGGCGGTCGAGGCGTCGGCGGCGGTGCCGGTCGCGTCGGCCTGCGCGGGGGTGGTGGTGCTGGCGGCGGCGGCGTCGAGCCCGTCGGCGGTGGCGTCGGCCTGCGCGGGGGTGGTGGTGACGTCGCCCCCACCGGCGGGGGCGGCCACACTCCGGTCGCCCCACGGGTTGGTCAGCCAGAAGCGCGGGCCGGGCGCTTTCGGGTTGGGGTTGGGGCCGGCGTAGGGCCGGGCCACGTTGGTGGGTTGGGCCCGCACCTCGACGTACGCCCACCGCACCGACGTGGAGGTGCCGCCCAGGGTGGCGTTGATGCTGCTGCTGGTGGGGACGGTCGTGTCGTTGGCGGTGCGCTTGAAGATGCCGTAGGAGATGTCGGGGGCGCCGACGTTGGCCGAGCTGATCACCGAGGTGCCGGCCCCGGCGGTCTGCACGCCGGTGGCAGCCCAGTCGCAGTCAACCAGGTACACCGCAGAGTTGTCGCCCTGCGGGGTGAACGTCTGGGCGATCGAGCCGGCCGAGATGGAGCCGCTCTTGCCGTGCGCGCCGATCGGCTGGTCGGCCGCGCCGGCCAGCACCCGCACGGCGAGGGCCGCGTGCCGGCCGCCGGATGCGGCGATGTTGGACACGGTGACGGTCATCGCCGACGGCGACCCGCCCACGGTGGCCCACCAGGTAGCCGCCTGGCCGTCGGCGGCCGGGCCGTCGGCGCGGGCCGACCAGTCGTTGAGTTTCCAGCCCAGGTGGGTGCCGAGGTTGTCGGTGATGCCCGGCTGCAGGGGGGTGGTGGGGTCGATCGAGTTTCCGGCCCACAGGACCAGGATCAGTGACCACGGGTCGGGGGTAAAGCTGGCCGTCGACAGGGCCGAGATGGTGCCGTCGGTCTGGGTGACGACCGCCGGCGTATTGGAAGTCTCGATGATCGCCACAACTCACCCCCTCATTCCACTATGGACAGTCCATAGTGGTCTGCCCGGGCGAGCAATACCAGGACTTTCGCTCGATCAACTCACGGGCCGGCGGTGATCTGCCCGAGGGCGATCACGTCGTCGATGGTGGTCAGTCCGACCGCTTGGAGGCCGGCGGCGGTGATGTTGCGGTCGCCTTCCAGGTTGCCGATGCCGAAGACGTGGGTGGTGGAGTCGGCGGTGCCGTCGGGGCCCAACCCGATGTAGATCTTCTTGTACATGCAGCCGGCGTCCCGGTGCAGCACCGCGTTGGCGAGGGCGTGCGTGGTCGTGTTGAAGTTGATCGTGAGGGTGACCCGGTTGCCGTTGCTGTCCGACCCGCTGTCGTACACCCATGGGCTCTGCAGCGGGCCGCCCACCTTGCTCGCGCTCATCAGGCGTTCACCAGCTTCACCGAGAGGTCGTCACAAACGATGATGTTGGAGGCGCTGGAGGCCGAGCAGGCCGAACCGACAGTAATCGACTTGGCGGTGGTGGTGTCGATGGTGACGGTCCTGGCCGCCGCCGTCTCCGGGATCGGGGTGCAGGTCCAGGCGGCCAGGGCGGTCGGGAACCACAGCTCTCCGGCACCGACGATCGAGCCGGATGTGCCGACGGCCCGCACCACGCCCCGGTAGCGCATCTTCCACGGGTGGGAGGCCGCGCCGGAGGCGGTGGTCTTCGCCGAGCTGGCCGCCAGGGCCACACCGGCCACCCCACCGAAGTAGAGGCCGAGGGTGAAGGTCGGGGTGCCGGTCGAGGACAAGTTGCCGGCGGCCTCGATCTCGATCTCCGAGCCGATGATGAGCTGCCCGGCCGGGATGACGATCGAGCCCTGCGCGGCCGTCGGGAACAGGTCGGCCAGGGTGGTGAACGAGGCGAGCTGACCACTGGCGGTGTGGAACGGGGGTAGCGGTGTGACCCAGTACGAGGCGCCCATGTCGACCCCTTAGCTACTGGTGATCCGGGCAATGCCGTTGGCGTTCCACACGATCGTGAACGTGCCGGCGGTGACTGTCTGCGCCCCGCCGAAATAGTTGAAACAGATTCCCTGGTCGGCGACGGTGCCGGCGGTGATGGTGTCGTCGTAGACGAACGCCCCGAACGCGTTGGTCAGGGTGACCGTGCCGCCGCCGGCCAGGTCGGCCGCGTCGAACATCGCCACACCGGACGCCGGTGTGGTGAAGGTCTTGCTGGCCAGGGCCCGGCCGCCGGACACCCAGTTGGTGGCGTCGGTGACCTCGTTGGTGGTGGTCCACACGCCGGTGTTGAAGCCGGTCGATGCGACCGCCGCGTCCTTGTCGGGGGTGGTCGTGTTGTTGAACAGGGCGGCCTTGATGGTGTCGCTGTCGATGCCGGTGTATCCAGTGGCGGACACCTGGAACGTCATGATGTTCCACTCGCGGAACATGCCGGAGGCTGACCAGCTCACGGCGCCACTCCCGTCTCGTCGTCGGCTTCGCCCTGCCCGGCTTCGGCCTGTTCGGCCTGGTCGAGCGCGGCCTGCGCGTCGGCCTCGGCCTGACGGGCCTCTTCCAGTGCGCCTTCGACCGCCTCGACGGTGGCCTGCAGCTTCGCCAGTCCGGCTTCCAGGCCGGCCCGGTTGGCCATGGCCAGGTCGAGCTGGATCGCCAGCTCCCGGCGGTTGCGGGGGCGCTCCGGCGCCGGCTCCGGGTTGAGAAGCTGGTCGGCCCACCCACCCTGGTTGGCACCTGCGTCGGGCGCGTCGGCCCCGGCCTGCGCGATGTCGGATTCAGCCACGACCCACTGCCTCCCCCCGGCTGGTGGCCGTCGGTGCGTACACCGCGCAGTCCATACCGTCGTCCCGGATCACGTTCACCGACATGACCACGCGGCCGTCGGCGTCCCGCTGGACGTCTTCGCGGCCCACGTAGTCCTCCCGCATGTTGATCTGTAGCCGGCCCCGCGTGCCGGCGGGCACCATCGGCACGGACATGCCGCCGGCCGTCGGGCAGGCGTGCATGCGGGTGTGCGGCTCCACCTCGGTGGTGGTGTCGGTGGCCGGGCAGGCCACGCACGCCCACCGGCGTACCGGTGGGCTGAGCAGGGTGGCGCCCGAGCCTACTTGCATTTCTTGGCCGCCTTCTTGGCCATCTTCATGGCCGCCCCGGCGGGCATGCCCCGACGCTTCATGGCCGCGTAGGTCTTGGCGTGCGTGGCGCTTGCGGTCTTCTTCTTGCCGGCCATCGGTCCTCCCGACCGGGTCAGGTGCTGACCCGCTTGACGAACTTCGCGCTACCCCAGCACAGGAAGATCCTTTGTGCGGGGCTGCCGTTGTCGGTGATGTAGAAGTCGTACTCGCCGGACCGCCAGGTCATCACGGCCGTATCGTCGGCGTCGATGGTGGCTGTGGCGATGGCGGTTGCCGAGTCGACGCTGACCACGGCCGAGGCGTACAGCGTGGCCAGCGGGTCCCGGTCGGCCCGGATCTGCAGCACCCCGCCCCAGCCGGCCAGGTCGGTGCGGGGGTCCACGCCGCCGGAGTCGAGCACCTGAACGGCCAGTTCGAACGTGCCGTTCTGTTCCACTTCGATGTCGAGGCGGACACCGGACATGGCCCCCACCTCTCCCTCGAATCACCTTGCCGAAGTTGACGCCCCCGGGCCGGACCCACCCTCGAATTTGTGTCGGCCCGGGGGCGAGCTTCGGTTAGTCGGTGATGCGCTCCAGCACGGCCGCCGCGTTCTCGTGGGTGAGCTGGAAGGCCCGACGGGCACGGAACTTGATCGCGTAGTTGTCGGAGTCGTCCTGCGCCCGCGCGTTGTCGGTCAGCGTCTCCGGGCCGGACCGGTCGCCCCGGGCCAGGTACCGCTTGTTCACGAAGAACAGCAGGTCGTTGCCAGTCGGGGAGCCCGTGTTGGTGGCCGAGGTCTTGCAGCCACGCGACCACGAGATCGGGGTCTGGAACAGGGTGTCCGGGGTGCCGTTGCCGGGCAGGCCCCCGCCGGAGGTGAAGATCGGGCGGCCCTGGGCGTCCACGCACATGCGCAGCGCGTCACGCCAGCCGGGCGCCGCGATGACGATCATGTCCGGCTGCGACCAGTACTTGCTGGTCTCCACCTTCTTGAAGATGAACGACAGCTTCTCGTACAGCGACGTGCCGGCCGGCGTGGTCGGCACCGAGATGAGGTCGTCGTCCCACGTGGTGTAGTTGTCGTCGGCGGTGTAGCCGGTGTTCGCGTTGGTGGTCCGCAGCCGCTTGTACGCCGAGGTGAAGGGCACCGTGGTGCCGTTCTCGGTGCCGGTGACAGCCAGGCACGCGTTGTCGAACACGTCGGCGTAGCTGATGGCCCAGTCGAGGGCCTTCGTGCCGATGACGTCCATACGGGTGCTGGCGTCGGCCAGGTCGTCCTCGTCGATCTGTACGCGGGCGATGAAGCGCCGCGCGGTGAGCACAACCTCGTCGTTGGTGCTGGCGTCGTCGGTGTAGGTCGTGCCGGCGGTGACGGTCACGCCGGCCGAACGCGGGATGGACTTGGTCTTGGAGCCCATCGCGACCCGGCGGGCCTGCCGCTCGATCACGGACTCGGTCCGAACCCGCTGGACGACGTCCGAGCTGTACTCGATCGGGATCCAGGAGGTGATGGTGATCGGGGCACCACCGGCGAGCTGCCAAACCGGCGTCCCGTTGGAGGTGAAGCCGATGAGCTGGCCGGGGTCGCGGTCTGGGTGAATGTCCCAGTCGATCGCGAACGTGCGCGTCATCATGTGGTTCCTCTCGCTCGCGCACAACTGGAAAAGTCTTTACCAATTGCTCGTCGCGAGCGAAGACGCCGGCCCGTCACGGACTGTAAGGCGTACCTGGTCGGGAGGATAGCAGGCAAAACGCCAGTTGACCAAGCACCCTGCCTATTCGGCGCGCGTGGTACATCCGGTCGGTTGAGTGACACGCGGGCCCCCTCGCCGGGGTGGCCGGCTTGAAGGGGCCCGCGTGCGTGCCTTTGAGACTTCCCGGGCGGAGCTTACACGCCCCGCATCATCTGCTTGTCCACCTTGTCCAGCCAGGTCTGCGGCCGGGTGGCCCGTCGGCCGGTGCCACCGCCGTCGACCTGGCGGGCGCCGCCGGAGCGGGCCGCCCGCCGCCCGTTGGTGGCGCCGTTGGTGGTGCCGGCCGAGCTGGTCGAGGTGCGGGTGCGCCGGCTGACGCTGCGCTCCAGGGCCCGGTCGTCGTCCTCGTCGTCGGCGCGGCGACGTCCGGTGGTGCGCCGACCCCGGGCCGGACGGTCCTCCGGCTCCTCCCGGGTGCTGCGGAACCACTCGGGGAACTCGGTCTTCAGCTCCTTCACCTGGTCCTCCACGCCGTACAGGATGGGCTCCCCGGTCTCGCCGTCGAACTCGACATCGATCTTGTCGACGTCGACCAGCCGCAGGGCCCGACCCATGTCCCGGCCCGACCAGCCGGCCGCGCGCAGCTCCGACTCGGCCGCCTGGAGGGCGAGGGCCGGCCGGTACTGGTTGACCACCTGCGTGCGGGCGCGGTCTTCGGCCCGCTTGATGGTCTGCGCGTTGTGCCGCTTGACTTTACCGTTCTCGTCGACTTCGGCGTCTTCGCCGTCGATCAGTTCGCCGGTGTCCGGGTTGATGCCCCGGGTGATCAGGAACTCGGAGAAGGACTCGGGGGAGGTGATGCCCAGGTCTTTCATCGCCTTGCCGATGAAGCGCCGCTGCCGCAGCTCATGGTTGTTGCGCTTGACCGCTTCTTCGAGGCGGGTGAACTGCTCCCGGGTCGGCGGGGTCCAGTCGGCGTCGGCCTCGTCGGTGTCGTCGCCCTTGTCCTTGCCGTCTTTGCCCTTGCCGTCCTTGCGGGCCGGCTTGCGGCGGGCCTGCTGGCGGTCGTCTTCCTCGTCGTCTTCCTCGGACTCGTCCTCGTCGTCCTCTTCGTCCGACTCGTCCTCGTCGTCGTATTCGTCCTCGTCGTCGTCTTCGTCGTCGTCTTCGTCGTCCCCGAAGGGGTCGGTGTCGTCGTCCCGGTCGTCCACCACGAAGTCGATGGTCGATCCCCGGCCGCCCTGCAGCGCCCAGACGGGGCGGCCGGCGGCGGTGTGGCCAAGTGGTGTGGCAGTGTGGAGCACGGCACGCAAGCCGGGCTGAACGGTCGCTAACAGTGCCGTGGTCATCTCGACCCGCCTTTCTGTGCTGAACCCCTCGCGGGTTCCCGGTGACGTCGCGTCATGGTCAGCGTACGCGGCCCCGGTGACATGCGAAAAGAGGCGCACGTGCGTACGGCAACCAAGCTGCGGGTCGGATTGGCGCTGCTGATCGTCTTCGGGCTGTTCGCCTGGTGGGAAGGTCTGATCCCCGACATGGGGGCGTCCGGCGGCGGCGAGCCGGCCGAGGTGATCCGGGGCAAGCAGAACCCCCGCGCGGTCGTGATCTACGCGACGTGGTCCGGGTACAGCACGCTGCTCGCGCACGTGTCCACCCGTGCCGAACCGGAGCCGATCCCGGAGGGGACCAAGTCGCCGTGGTTCCGGGTGGTCGGCGTGAAAGCCGGGGACCTTGTGGTGGTCACCATCGAGGGAGTGAAGCCGTCCGGGAACGGTCCTCGACACATCACCGTGACGATCTACCACGTATACGGCAACATGCACGGCGAGAGGGGCGTATGCGACTGGGACGAAGGCGTCCAGTCCGCGCACGCCGTGTGCGTCGTGCCCGCCTCGGCGCCCTAACGCTCGAACGTGCCGGCCTGGACGGCCCGCTGGGCCCGCTTGACCACCGTCTTCGGGATGAGCAGACCGGCCGCCTGAACGAGCCGGCCAGCGGCCCGCAGGCGGGCTGGTCGGCTCCCCATGGCGGTGCCGGCGGCGATCGAACGCTGGGCTTCGCGTCGCAGGGCGTGCGGCAGGTCCACCGGGGTGATGTCCAGGCCACCGAACCATGGTTCGGTGCGGCACCGGCAGTGCGGATGCAGCGGCGGCCCCCACACCGGCCCGTAGACGGTGGCCGACGGGTCCTGGACGGACAACACCGGCAGGAACGGTTCGCCGGGCACGGCGAGGGCCCCGGCGTAGCCGAGGCAGGCCGCGCAGGCGTCCCGTTCGGCCAGCCACAGTGTGGCCACCTCGATGCCGCCGGCCGCCGCCCGGTCGATGGCCCGCTGGACACCTTCGGCGTGGGCCCGGTGGATCACGAAGGTGGTGGTCTGTTCGGCCCGGTTGACGGCCCGTCGGGCGGTGGCGATCACCGACATGAGGTCGCCGTACCGGTCGAGGGGGCCGCTACGGGCCAGGTGGGCGGCGGCGTGCAGGTCGTCGCGGATGCCGGCGGTGAGCGCGGGCAGCGCGGCCCGGATGTCCAGGGGCAGCGTGCCGGAGATCCGGCTGACCACCGGGCCGATCAGTCCGGTGTCGTAGGAGCCGGTCGCCAGGGCCTGCTGGGCGCCGTGCTGGAGGGCCTGGCGGACTTCCCGGTAGGGGTAGCGGCGCATCCGGTCGAGCTGCTCGACGAGCAGGCCGCGCAGGGTGTCCTGGGCGTGTTCGGGCAGCTTGTGGTGGGTGGAGCCGGCCGTGGTTACATAGATGGCCGTGCCGATGCGCAGCAACTCGTCAAGGAAACCGCGCAGGTCCGTGACGACGGTGTCCCGGACCTGCGCTTCCAGCGCGAGCAGCTGAAGATCATCCACGGGGGCGGAACTTCGGCGGGCCGGCCGGTCGGCTGCCGCCGGGGCGACGCCCGGTGCCCGCCCGGACCGGCGTGATGGGGCCGGGTTCGATCACGACGTCGAACACCCGCACCCCGTTGACGGTCGATTCGCTGACCACGCGGTAGCGCAGGCCGCGCTGCAGGAGCAGTTCCCCTTCCCGTTCGTCCGGGCGGGCGCCGGGCACGTCGGACAGGTTGACCGCGCCGACCCCGGCGGGGACCTGCATGCGCAGGACCGCCCCGCCCTTGCCGGCGAAGCCTTTCGCTACGGCGAAGTCGACGCTGGTGGAGCTGTAGGTGGGGTCGGTGATGACCTGGCCGACCTTGAAGTGGCCGGCGTCTTCGACGCCCCGGTGGACGGTGACCGGTTGGGGCAGCGGAGAGGCGGCCATCACCTTGTCGACGGTGGCGGTGGTCTGCCGACCCTTGTCGGAGCCGGGTACGCCGGCCCGCAGGTCCCGGTTGAGGTCGGCGAAGCCCACGTCCCGGTAGTGCTCCAGGGCATCGGCGGCGTCGGCCCGCTCGCCGTCGCCCCAGCCGGGGAGGGACAGTTTGCCGTCGCGGACCTTGGCGGGGGCCGAGTTGAGGGCTGCTGCACCTTCAAGGCGGTCGGCGGCCTTCTGGGCGGCGGCTTCGGCGTCGGCGAGCCGGGCGGCGCTCTTGCGCGCGTTGGCGCGGGCCATGATCGCCTCGACGATCGACCGCTCGTAAGCGTCCTTGATCGCCCGGTTCGTCCGGTAGCCGCGCGGGGTCTTCACGCCCAGCTCTTTGGCGAGCACGCTCAGACCACGGTCATTGACGGTGCTCAGCGCAGTGTCGGGGGTGTCCACGCCACTGGTGACCCGCTCGGCCACACTCTTGAGCTTGCGCTGAACGAATTCGGCGTTACTGGCCTCGTTGCGGGCCTTTTCGGCAGCCTTGGCGGCGAGCTTGCGCACCTCGGCCTGGGCGGCCTTCTCCTCGGCGCTCAGCACCGGCTTGGTCGCCTTCTTCGCCTCGGCGACCCCCCCGACCCCGATCACCTGGGTGGAGCGGTTGCGGTAGTTGCCGAACTGGCTTGCGGCGGCCTGGGCGGCCGTTGGAGAACTGGACCAGCGCCACACGCCGTAGCTGTAGCGGGGGCCGGCAAGGAGCTGGTCAGCCTTCTTGGCCTGCTTGTCGATGGTTTCCTGGTTGCGCTTCAGTACGTGCTCGGGGCCGTACTCCTCCCATTCGGTCCGGCCGTCCGCCCAGCTCAGCTTGCGGGTGTCCTTGAAGTTCGGGAGGCTGAACTCCGTGTTCTCCCAGGTGTCGCCGGTCCGCCCCTGCACCCGGGTGGGCTCGAAGCCGGGCAGGTAGTACTCGGTCGGCTTGACGCCGGCCTGCCGCTCCGCGTGGGAGAGGGAACCGGTCGGGTACCCCTTCAGCTTGGAGGTGTCCGAACCTTCGTTGATCCACTGCTGGAGGGCATCGACGAACTTCTGCCGGCGGGCGTTGTCCACCTGGAGGTCGGTGGCGTCGTTGTGGTTGTCGGCGGTGACCACCACGGCGTGCGTGTATTCGCGGGTCTTGCTGGTGCGCTGCTCGGTGGTGCCGTCGGGCAGGGTCACCGTGGTGGTGCGGCCCCGGGCCGAGGTGGTGACGCCCAGCGTGGGCTCTCCGGGAGCGGCCTTGCGGGCGGTTGACCCGCTGGGGGTCTTCTGCTCCTTCTCGAACCAGGCCAGGGCGTCCGGGTCGTCGGCGTCGGCCCGCTCCGTCAACAGGTCGACGATCTTGTTGATGCGCTGCTGCCGGGGCGCGGTGTCGGTGTACCGGCCCTTGTGGCTGGAGATCGCCTGGTCGTACTGCTCGATCAGCGCGGGGGTGTCGAGCTTCGACAGGCGGGCCGCTGGCATGGTGGCTGGCATGCCTCCATCCTCCGGCTTGACAACTGAGTTGTCAAGCGGTCGGATGGGTCGGACCGGCTTGGGCTGGATCTTCTTGCCGGTCTTCGCGCTGATGCCGCCGGTGAACGAGCCGCGAATGATCTTCGGCTCCTCCGTGGGCCCGCTCTCCGTCGGGCCTACGCTTTTCCCCCCGGCCGCCGTCCCGCCGCCGCCGCGAGGGCGTCGGTGGCCTTCTTGAGGGCCCCGTGGGTACCGGACTGTTCGCTCTTGGCGTAGTTGAACGCGCGACCCAGCAGCCGGTCAAGCTGGTTGCGGGCCTCATCCTCGGAGATCTTGCCCTGGGCCACCTCGTCGGCGAGCCTGCCAACCACCTCGCGGATCGTGGCGTCGGAGAACGCGATCTTCTGCTCGCTGACCGGGTGCTTGGCCAGCTCGGCGTGCAGGTCCCGCAACACCTGCTCGGTGCGGCTACCCGGCTTCGAGCTGGGCGTCCTGGGCGGCTTCTTGATGTTGCCGGTCCGGGTCGTCTCGATGCGCGCGCCGGCCGGGGCCGGCCGGTTCAGACCCAGGTCTTCCCGACTCTGGGCGCGCAGCCGCTGGGCCGCCGCGCTGAGCTGACCACGGGTGCGTCCGTCCAGGCCCCGCTGCCGGCCGATCCGGTCCAACCGGTCGGCCGCCTCGGCCGGGGTGACGTCGCCCGACTCCAGGTCGTTGGCGACGCTACCGACGGAACCGTTGGAGATCTTCCGCAGGTCGGCGACCACGCTCCCACCACCCCGGGTGCCGCCGCCGGTCTGGGCCGGGAACTCGGGGGCCACCTGCTTGTCCACGATGGACTTCAGGTAGTTCGGGTTCCGGTCGAACTGGTCGTGCCGGTTGTACTCGGTGATGTAGGCATGTACCTGGTTCGGGGCCAGCTGGCCGCCGTTGCTGGTGGTCCAGGTGCCCTTGCGGCCGTCATAGTTGAGGACCCGCTTACCGTAGGCGTCCTGGATGGATCCGGAGTAGGCGCCCTCCATGACGTGGTTGTTGAAGATCTTGCCGCCCTTGAACCGGTTCGGGTCGACCTGCTTGGCGAGAGCCTCCAGGGCGGCCTCCTGGTCGGCGTGGCTGACCGACGGTTCGGGCAATGCCACCGCCGACACCGTGGCCAGCTCCTTGGCCCGCTTCGCCTCGTCGGCGGCCCGCGCGGCGTTGGCCTGGCCGAAGTTTTCCCGCACCTGGGCGTGCCGGAGCGGGTCATTCTCGATCGAGCGCAGGGCCCGGGTCTGCGACTCGCTGAACCCGGTGTAGTCGGTGTTCGCCTTCGGCGCCTTGAGGCCCTTCTGGCCGCGCAGATCCTGGGCCAGCTCGTCGGCGGCGTTCAGGCCGACGTTGCGGGCCATCACGGTGACCGCCATCTGCTCCTCGGCGTCGAGACCTTTCAGGTGGTCAGCCGGGTATTCGCCGGTCGTGCCGGAGTTGTCTTTGGCGTGTCGCCACACGGCCAGGGCCAGGTCCCGTTCGCGCTCGTCCCGGGCCACCTGCTCGGCGGTCGCGCCCCCCTCAACGTTCTTGATCCGCTTTTCCAGCTCGGCGGCGTTGTCCGGGTGCATGCCGCCCTTGGCCAGCACTTCCCGGCCGATCTTGGCCTGCTTGAGGTTGTTCTCCCGGGCCACCCGCGCCCGGGTGGCCTTCTGGATGTCGAACAGGGCGGCCTCGGCGGCCTGCCGCTCACCGTTCGGCAACTTCTTGATGGCCGCATCGCCGGGGATGCCGTTCTCCTTCTTGATCCGGCGCAGGTCGGCCTTGACGGCGGCCTCCTGGTCGGCCAGGCCGCCGGCCGCCTCCAGGGCGGTCCGGAACCGGGTGCCGACGGCCTTCAGGTCGTCCTGCTTAGCCCGGATCTCGTCGCCGATGCGGTGCAGGTTCAGCGCGGCGGCGTCCATCGCCTCCGTGTCGTGGATCGAGGTGTCTTTGAGCCGCTGCTGGGCGTCCATCAGGTCTTTGTGCGTGTAGTACTGCGGAATGTCCCGAATCGCCTTGCTGATGACTTCCTGCCGGACGTCGCCGAGGCTGCGGGTCCACCGGTTGGGGTCGTTCATGTCGACGCCGAGGCTGGAGGCCATGGCGGCCCGCTGCGAGCGGATGTCGGCGCCGCTGACCAGCTTGGGGGCGGTGTCGGTGTGGGGGCGGTGGATGTCGGCGAGGGCCCGCAGCTTGGCCACCGTGTCGGGGTTGCCTTCGTGTTCGTGCACGTACTGGGCGGCCTCTTCGAGCTTGCGGGTCATCGGCCGGTAGTACTGGTCTTTCGAGCCGACCCGGGCCGGGCCCTGCCGCTTCAGTTCGTTGATGCTGCGCAGCATCCCCTGGTACTGGGAGTGCACCGCGCCCTTGTCGGGCAATCCAGCCTCGGCGACGGTCAGGTTGCCCATGTCGTGGTGGGCCTTGGAGTAGTCGCTGTACTGGTAACCGCCGCCCGGCTTGCGGCCCACCTCGGTGGCCTTGGAGGCCTCGCCCTTGCCGAAGTTGGCTCGCGCGTTCTCGATGCGGGTAACTTCGGCCATGCGCCGATCCTGGGGCGCTTCCGGGGCCTTGGGCGTGGGGGTCTTCGACGCACCGATCATCTCGGCGAAGTCGGCCTCCAGCTGGGTCCGCTTCCGCTCCAGGCTGGCGCGGATGGTGGGAGCAAGGTCCGGGTTCTCCAGCTCCTTGTTGACCTTGGCTAGTTCCTGCCGGTTGCCGTGACGCTCCAGCTGGTCAACCGACATGTTCTTGCCGGCGTACGACTCGAAGGAACCCTTCGAGATGCGCTCGGAATCGTGCCGGCCCCGGGCCGCGTGTTCACCGTTGATGAGCACGTCGGCGGCCGTGGACAGCTCCCCAGCCCAGCCTTCCAGGCGGTGCTCCCCGTCGTAGTTCTCGGAGTGCACGGAGAATACCGGCTCGCCATTGCGGACCGTGTGCGACGCCCAGCCGACCAGCCGCCCATCGCTGTCGCTGATCTGGAACTCACCCGACGGGTTGTCGGGGGTGTGCCGGATGTGGCCCATGGCGACGTTGGAGCGCTGCCCGCTCGGGCCGGCGGCCACCTTGCGGTACAGGCTGGCGCTGGCCAGCGTGCCGTCCTGAATGGCCTTGATCTTGGCGCCGTTGTCCTTCGGGTCATTGCTGATGCGCAGTTCTTCGGCGCGCCGCTCGCGAGCCTTCGGCGTGGTGGTGGTCACCCCTCCAGGCTTCCGGCCGCCAACCGGCTTGTCAAGTCCCATCTGCCGGGCGGCCTCTTCCCGAGTGATCCGCCCCTCGACCTTGAAGCCGCCCTTGCCGTCCGGGTTGACCACCTGGACCGTTCCGCCCGGCCGGCGGCCCTCCAGGCGCGCCACGTCGGCTTTCGGCGTGGTCTTCTCGGCCATGTGGTCCGGCTTGACGTACACCGTGCCCCGCCAGCCGCCGCCCCCCGACGGCGTCTCGGCCACCTGAACAGCCTTCATCGGGGTGCGGTTGCGGCCCTTGCGGACGTTGACGTCACCGACGCCCTGCACGTAGCCGTTCAGGGAGATCTGCTTGCCGTAGGCGTCCTGGCCGACCAGCTTCGCGTGGTCGCCCTTCTTCAGGTCGCCCACCGAGATCGTGCCGGCGGACGCCGCCCGCTCCTCCTTCAGCCAGCCGCCTTCTTGCTGCACGTGGGTGCGCAGCTGGGCGACCGTCGCCTTCAGGGAGCTGCCCGAGCTGTTGTTCAGGGCTTCGCGCATTCCCTCGGGGCTGCCGCCGCCGGTGCCCCGCTCCTTGCGGATCCCGCCCAGTTCGGTGACCAGCCGGTGGCCTTCCGCGCGCATCCCGGCGTCCCGGCCGGCCGCCGATGCCGCCTTCGTGTTCAGCAGGAACCCGCCGGCCTTGGACGACTGCAGCTTGCCCTGCGGCTCACGGCCGGGGGCCGCGCCCATGTGGATATCGCCGAACCGGGCGCCCAGCTCGTCGGCGACCTTCCGGGCCCACTTCTGGCCACCCTTGTGGGAGAAGCGGCCCCGGTCGTCGCGGGGGTGCTTGGCCTCCACCCAGTGCAGGGCCCGCAGGCTGCGCTTCCCCATGGCTACCGTCCCTCGATCTGGTTATTCAGCCGCTGGATCCAGGTCGTACTGTTCCTACGCTTCGAACGTTGCTTGGCGGCTCGCCGCCGACCCACCGGGTTCAGCGGGCTGGACAGGTGCGATCCCCGCACCTCCGGGGCCGCCTCGCTCGGGTTAGTGATCACAAGGCGGTCGTGGGTACGTCGGTTCAGGATCTCGGCCAACACCTCGTGACGGAAGGAGGTGCCGGTGGACCGCCGGAACTTCAACGTCTTGGTGTCCTCCGGCTGCAGCGACGACAGCGGCGTGCCGTACTCGGTACGCAAGATCGGCACATGCCCCGGCCCGTACTCGCCCGGCTTGTGCCAGGCACCCCCGCTCGACAGGTCCCCGGGGCGGCGTCGACCACCCGGGGCCTGATCGGCTACGCCGGCCGGGAGGTCACCGACCCGCATCCAGCCGCCCCGCATGGCGTTGGTGTCGAGCATGTACCCGGTTTCGTAGTCGAAGGTCCGCCCCCGGGCGTCGGTGAACGTCTCGCCGTTGGCGTGGGGCCGCCACCGGCCGGTCAGGCCGCGCAGCCGGAACCGGCCGTACTCGTCGCGCGGGTGCAGCGCCTCTTCCCAGCTCACTGCTGACCACCTCGGGGGGGCTGGCCGGGCCGGGCCGGACGACCGTTGCGTGGCTGACCACCCGGTGGGCCGCCGCCGATCGGCCGGCCCTGACGCATCTGCTCCTGCATGCGCTGGAACGACACCTCGGACTGCTGGGCCTGGAATTCGTGGCCGGCCTGCTGGGTGGCGGTGGCGTGCTGGTGCTGGGCCTGCTGGAGGGTCTGCTGATGCTCCTGCTGGGCCTGCAGCATGGCAGCCTGCTGGGCCTGCGGGTCAACGAAGTCGTCCGGGTTCTCCGGCAGCTCGACGTCGGCCCCTTCCATGGTCAGCTTCAGTATGCCGGTGATGACCGCCTGCGCCTGCTCTTTGGAGACCGCGCCGAGCGCGATACCGGCGCCGATGGTCTGCACAGCGGTGCCGATCTGGTTGAGCAGGGCGACCCGCCGGCCCAGGTCGGCGCCGGTGGCGTCTTTCAGCCAGCCTTCCACCATGTCGGAGGAGTAGCCGGTCTCTTCCAGGGCCTGCTCGACCGGCACCCCAGCGTTGATCTTGAGTTGGACGACTTCCCAGCCCTGGGCGTCGGCGACCACTTCCAGGGGCGCCCACCGGACATCGACGGTGATACCTTCGATGCCCATCATTTCCAGGGCCTTCTCGTAGCTGTCCTGCCAGGTGGCACCGTAGCGGCGGCGCCGGTTGAGCACCTTGGTGTTCATCGGCCCGTTCAGCTCCCGGACCGCGTCGCCTGACGGCATGTCGGCCGAGGCCTTCGAGAACGCGTGCTGCGGGGTGTCGGTCAGTTCGGCCATCGACTTGACGTAGCGGTCGAGCGGGCCGAGGAACACCTGAGGGTCGGCCGCCTGGAACTCACCCACGCTCTTGCCGTACAGCCGCCACACGGTGGCCGGGTCGGCGCGCAGGCCGGACCCGCCGGCCTCGGTCTCCGGGTCGTCGTCATCGTCGTCGGGGTGCATCGGATCGGCCATGTTCTGCAGCGGGTCGTCGGCCATCGGGTCGACCAGCTGGTAGCGCTGCGGGAAGCTCTGGTAGTCGATCGTGCCGGCGTGCGCGAAGATCAACTTGTTGATCATCTGCTGGGGGCCGTAGGCCCGCCGGTGCTCGGGGATGCCGATCGGCCGGTTGTTGCGGAAGTGGAAGACGATCTGGCCCCACGGGTTGGGGATGTCGTCGCCGGACTCGTCCTCGTCGTCGGTAAACTCGTCGGCGGCCAGGTCGGGGGCCTCGGACTCGCCCGACGAGTCGTACTCGTCGATGTGCTCGACGGCGTCCACGAGGGGGCGCCACGCGTCCTTCGACTGCGGGTTGGAGCCACCTTCGGTGACCCACCGTTCGATCCGGCCGTGCTTGCCTTCGCCGAAGTAGTACAGGTTCACCCGGACGCAGGTCTGGCCGCCGATCTCGATGTCCCAGGCCTTGATTGCGTACTGGGCGACCAGCAGGTCTTCCGGGTCGTACACCATGGCCATGGTGTGGGCGTCGTGCATGCGCATGTCGACGCTGACCACGTTGCCGACGTCGTCGGTGACCGGCCACACCAGCAGGAACGCCTGGCCGTGCTTGCTCGCGCTGAGGTGCAGGTGCTCCTCTTCGTCGTCGAGCTGGTTGTCTTTGCGCAGGGCGGCGATGGCCTTCTTGGCCGCCTTGACGGCGGCGTCCTCTTCGACCTGGTGGCCGTCCTCGTTCTCTTCGGCGGGCGCCGGAACCACACTGTTGATCTCCAGGCGGTTGGCGATCACGTCGACCGGGACGGCGGCGTAGTTGAAGTCCTTGATGTCTTCGACGCCCTGGCGTTCCAGGAGCTGGCGCACCTTCTCCGAGGCCCACACCATGCCCAGTTCGCCGTCGTAGAAGACGTCCGCCTCGGTGGCGATCTCCCGTTGGGCGTCGAGCACTTTCAATCCGTGCAGGATGTCGTCGACCGAGTCCTGGCGCTCGTCGTCGGGGTGCAGGGCCTGCCGCAGGATCTCCGGCAGCTTCGGCGCGAGCGCGCTGCGCGACGGCCGCTTCTTCTGTGCCGTCTTCGCCATGCCTCACCTCTCCGCAACCGTACGACCTGGGCAAAAGCGTACGGTACGGAGGGTGGGCGGGGTAGTGATCTCCGGTCTAGCGGCGTTTCCGCAGGCCGGACACCTTGATGCCCTTGAACTTGCGGGCGACCGCCCGGCGCACGGCCAGCTTCTCCTTCGGGGTGCCGTGCTGGCTGACCCGGGCGAGGGCGTTGCGGGCGTGGGAGCGGTCGTTGATCGGGTAGCGGCGGCCGGGCAGCGCGAAGTTGCTCGCCTTGATCCGGCGTCGGCCGCGTGCGGTCAGTCTGGCCATGCCTCCACGGTAGAACTACAGCTCGTCGGTGTCGACGAGATCGAACTGGATCATGCCACTGCGGGGGAGCCGGCCCACCGCGACCGTGGCCGGGTCGATGTCGTACGCCCGGCGGATCTTGCGGATCCAGCCGACCCCCCGGCCGAGGTGCGCGGCGATGCGCATGTCGGAGATCCCGGCGGTGGCCATCGTGCGGATGGTGGCCGCCAGCTCGCGCCGCTCCTCTTCGGTGAGGCTGCGCAGGTGTCGACGGGGCCGGTGGGCGACGTGCATCTTGGCCATGGTGGGGTCTCCTTCCGCCAGTGGTCAGCGCGGGGTGAGGGTCTTGTTTTTGTGGGTCTTGCGTTTGTCGGTCCACAGCAGCCGCAGCACACCGGCCACCACGGCGTCGGCGATGTCGTCGAGGGGCGCCTTGGGGAAGCCCGTGAGCTGGTCGACCAGCAGCGGCATGTCTTTGGCGTGGCAGACCCGCCGGTTCTGGTAGAAGGTCAGCGCGCGGGCGAAGCGGACCTCCTTCGACTGGACGGCCGGGTAGGTGATCAGCCGGACCGGCAGACCTTCCAGCACGTCAAGCCACAGGTCGCCGCCCTGGTTGTTCTCCACCACCACGGCCTGGACGCCCGGCCAGCGACCCAGCACCTGAAGAATGATCTTCTTCAGGTGGTGGCCGGTGGCCCGGACCCCCCACGCGTCGAGCACCACCGCCCGGTCCAGGCGGGCCTGCTGGCCCAGGTTCTCCCCGGCGAGCAGCATCTCCCCGAGCAGTTCCTGGGCGGTGCTGAACCCGGCCTGGCCGGCGGACAGGCCCATCAGGTTGCGGATCAGGTCGGTCGGGTCCTGCTGGGTGCCGGGGGCCAGGCCGACCACGGCCAGGCCGCACTCGTCGGAGGTCTTCTTCTCCTTGGCCGGCGGGTCGACGAACAGGAACTGCCTGGTGATCACCGGGACGGCCGGCAGTACGACGATGTCGGAGGCCGACCAGTAGGCGCCCTTGATGCCGCGCGGGTCGTTGGCGTAGTTGAGCTTGAAGCTGTCGGTGTGCCGGATCTGGTCGAGGTACTCCATCGGCCACTTCTCCGGCCACACGCTGCGCTCGGAGCCGTCTTCCCGCTGGATGATCGGCTGGGTGTGGTGGGTTTTGAACCGCTCGTCCGTCACCCACTCTTCGGTGCCTTCGCTTTTCGCGTGGCGCACCAGTTCGTGGATGATCGAGCCGGGCATGGTGACGGTGCCGACCACGATCACCCGGGCGGCCTCGTTCAACGGCAGGATGGCGTTTTGGATGGTGGACAGCCGCCGGCTGCGCTGGTACAGCGAGTAGGTGGCCTCCGGCGGCTCGACGTCGTCCAGGATGATCAGGTCAGGCCGGTCGGCGCCCATCTTCATGCCCAGCGACGTCGAGTCGATGCCTTTCGCCACGAACGTGAAGCCGGACCGGGTGTGCAGCATGTTCTGGTTGTCGGCGACGGTCCGGCCGGTGTGCCGGCGGGCCGGGTTGCAGAAGTCGGTGAAGTCGGAGCGCAGCAGCGCATTGTCGGCCTGCTCGGCCTTGAACGTGGCCAGGTGCAGCTCGGCCTGCGAGCCGGAGTCGGCGAACGCCGCCGCGAACTTGGTGTGCTTGTGCGCCCCCGCCCACAGCGGTACCACCAGGTACCACCAAGTGCTTTTGCCGCAGGACCGGGGCGCGACGAACGCCCGCCGGTCTTCGCGCGGCCCCCGGCTGGGGCCGATGAGCCGGCGGGCGGCCCGCACCCACAGGAAGTGGGCGTCGGCGAAGGTGACCAGGCCCAGCGCGTCTTTGAGGTGTTTGCGCAGGTAGACGTACGCGAACAGAAGCGGGTCAAGTTCGGTGAGGGTGCGTCGGCCTTCGGCGTGGGCGAGTAGGCGCGGGTCGAAGGTGGCCAGCCAGCCGTGGAGGTCGAAGTTCTCCGCGTTGGTGCGCGGGTCGTACGGGTCGATCGAGATGGTCAGCTCGGTGTCGCGGTCGGCCGGGGCGGTCGGCCGCTCGGCCAGGATGGTCATCGCCGGCCAATTCCCGCCTGGGCGACCGGGCAGGTGCCCACGTGGTCGCCACCCCACCACGCGCCGTCGCAGGTGCAGTGCTCCCGCTTGAACCGTTCCACAAAGTTGAGGGCTTCGACGATGCGGGGACCCATTTCGTTGGCCACGTCGGGGGCGCCGAGCGCGACGGCCACCTCCACATCGTTGTCGTGGTCCGGCTCGGGGCCGGCCTGGAGGTAGATGTGGTTCAGGCACTTCCGGCCGGTCCGGTACACCCCCATCACAGCCCCTCGTCGGCGGTGGCGTCGGCGATCACCTGGGCGCGCGAGCCGGACACCCGGGCCTGCGCTTCCCGGATCAGCTCCTGCAGCTCCCGTTCAGCCTCGGTCACCTCGGTGATGGTGAGGTCGACCCGCACCGGCATCTTCGCCCCGTACAGGGTGGCCTGGTTGCCCAGCAGCGATTCGACCCGGGTCAAGGCATCCAGCTTGATCTTGGGGTGGTCGAACGCCATGAAGATCTTCCACGCCTCGTGCTTGGCCGCCTCCAGCTCCGCGCCGATGCGGGCACGGACCTTACTGACATCGACGCTGACCTTTTGGGTGATGTGGCCTTCGGTGTAGTTGCGCACCGTCGTGCGCGAGACGCCGAACTCTTCGCCGATCTCCCGCAGTGGGCGGCCCTTCAGCCGCTCCCGGATGATCTGGGCGATGGTGTCCTCGTCCAGGTATGCGCGCTTGCCGCGCCCCCGGCCGGCGCCTTCCGGCAGCATCAGTTCACCGCCCAGGGCGGTGTCACTGCCGTCGATGTACCCGTCGTCGTCCACCATGCTGACCACCGCCCGTCGTCGGGCGCGTTGCTACGCGCGTGTGCCGTCCCGGCCCTGGTGGGCCGCGTCCCGCCGCCCACGACCAGCATACGACGGTGCGGAAGGGGTCGCCGCCGGCCACACCGCCATCCGGCTACAGCGGGTCGTCCGGGTCGGCTTTGCGGGCCGCGATGGAGGCGACCGCCGTGGACAGGTGTCCGACGAAGTTGGCGTAGATCGACACGAACACCAGGAACGGGACACTGTCCCGCCAGGAGATCACCCCGGGCAGGAACAGCAGCGCCCACACGGCGGCCAGGGCCAGGTTGGCCCGGAACTGCACGAGGGGGGAGACGAAGAAGGCGACCGCCCGATCGACGGTCGCCTTCACGCGGGTGGGCACTACTCGTTGGCCTTCTGGGCCTTCGACGCCTGCGTGCCGGCAGGCTGGGCCACCGACCGGTCGGCGCCGGCCTCCGGCGGGTTGCCCTGGGCGGCTGCCGCGTTGGCGTCCCGGTCGGCCTGAATGCTGGCGTTGGTGCGTTCCTGCTGTTCGGCCGCCGCCTCGTACATGCCCTTCGCGGGGGCCTGGTAGGTGCGGCCGGTGTCCGGGTCGGTCCAGGAGTAGTCGGCCGGGTCGCCGCCGCGCAGCCGGATCACGAACCGGCGCCAGGCGTCCTCGGGGTACGTCCACGCCTTGCCGGACGGGTCGTTGCCGTCGCGGACCACGACCTGCCGGTTTTCGATGTTGGTGGCGATGTAGTCGTTCGGCCCGTCGCCGTACTGCACGAGCAGCGACCGCTCCACCAGCGGGACCGGCTGGTCGGTGTTCTCGTCGACTACGGCGTAGTCGGGACTGTTGGCCAGGGCGTTGGTCCAGGCGTCCCAGCTGGGGCCCTGCAGGGCGTCGGCGAGGTTGCCGGGGGTGTCCCCGGCTGCGACCAGCTCGGCGCGGGCGGCCTCCTGGGGGGTGCCGGTGCGGGTGCTCGCCGCCGCGCCGGCCACCTTGGTGTCGGTGTCGTTCTTCTTGTCGGCCACGGGGGGTCCTCCTGGTCTGGGGAATGCAGCACGCCCCGTGGGAGTACCCACGGGGCGCGTGTCCGAAACGGGTCAGCGGTCCGTTCCGGGATCCCTTCAGCCAACCCTCACCATCTGTAGTGGAGGTCAGAGCCAGTCTAGCGCGGGGATGACCGGCACGTCCGCGCCGATGCTGGCGGACCGGGTGGTCAGCGTGCGGGGGGTCGGCTGGGGCAGGGCGGCCCGGTCGGGGCCGAGGCCGTGCCACAGGGCGACGAACGGGGCGAGGGTGTTGAACAGGGCGAATCCGACCAGCGCCAGGAACTGCAGCCAGCCGGCCAGCCCGTACGGGTCGGGGATCATGGTCAGCCTTTCGAGAGCAGTGTTAGAGGGAAAGGTGGGTGAAGGCCCAGCCGATGTCCAGCAGGCCGATGATGAACAGGGCGGAGCCGAGCAGCCGGCCGGTGTGACCTTGGGCCCGGCTGATCCGCACGTAGCCGACCAGCAGGCAGAACACCCCGACGCCGAGCAGCACTTCCATGATCATGCGGTCGCCGCCAGGTAGGCGAAGACGAGGCCGCCGATGATCAGCAGCCAGGCGATGGTCCAGCCGGCGGTGCCTTTCGCGCGGAACACTCCGGCGATACCGACCACGAGGGCGGCCATGGCCAACAGGGTAAGCATGAGTTGGGTCACCAGGCACCGATCCAGTAGCCGAAGGCGACGACGACCAGACCGACCGCCAGGACCATGCCCAGCAGGGCATACGCCGTGTTGGTGCGCTTCTGGAACTGGGCGTAGCTGACGCCGCCGAGGATGGCCGCCCCGATGCCGAGCGCGAGGGCCCAGCCGTTCATGTGGTGGTCTCCGATCGTGGGATGGGCTACTTGAGGTGGAAGATCAGCACCAGGGCTTCGCCGGTGGCGATGGCCGCAATGGTGACGAAGATGTACAAAACAAGCCGCTTCATGGTGTGTTCCCCTACCGGTTGTTGTCGCCGTCGCCCCGGCCGCCGGCCTCCCAGGAGCCGCGCCCCCGGCTGAGCCGGCGAAAGCGCTGCTGGTCGCCGGCCGGGTAGCCGCCCCGCCGGGCCAGTCGGAACAGGCCGCTGCGGCGGCCTTCGGTGGTGCTTTCGTGGCGGGGTTCGCGGGGGGTGCGGTTGAAGATCAGGCCCATGGGGGTTTCTCCTGGTGGTGGGTTTGGTGTGTGCGGCCACGAACCTTACTCGCCGCCCGCTCCCCGGTCGCGTGCCGGGTACCTGCGCCTTGACTAGGGGCACTTAGGGTGGCGCTGACCCTCCGCTACCGTCGGGGATGCATCGCCCCCCGCCTCGGGTTCGTGGCCGCGCACGTCGCCGAGCACCGACGCGGGGAACACGCCCGCGCGTGACTCGACTTCGGTGATCACCGCGTGGGGAGACCCGGACTCGAACCGGGTACTACGGACTTGGCATGTCCGAACCAGCCTCTACCGTTGGGCTACTCCCCCAGGGGGTTTGTGGGGTGGGGAGGCCTCGAACCTCCATGGCATGCGGAACCTAGGATTCCGCGACCCTTGCCAGGACCCTTTGCTATGCAGCCGGCCAAGTCCTGCGCCCTACCGGTTGAGCTACCAACCCCGGGTGCCGGGTGCGCACAGGTACACGCTGCTTGAAGCTGCCGCCCGGCGCGGCTCCTGCTGGTGGGCAGTCGCCCGCCGCCAGCTCGGCCCGGTCAGGGCCTCACGCTTTGTGTGCCCTGCGGTACGCCATTCTGCGACTCCCGCCGCACCCGGCGGTTCGTAGGCGCCTCGTTGTGCCGTGGCCCGGGAATTCCCGCAGCGAGTCCCGAGCCTTGCCCGCGTATGCCTTCCACGCCACCGTGCACAGCGACGCTTCCGCAGGTCCCGGCCGGCTGCCGACCTGCCCCATCTGCCCCGGGGTCGGGCCCCACCTACGCCGTGGGGAGGGCGTTCCGTTCGCTCTGCTGTGGAGAGCCTACGGACAAGTCTTCGAGCAGGGCGGCTTGCTCCCGACCCGATAGGCCAGGACGCGGTGGCATTGCCGCGCACCTCCCGGTATGCCTGCCGGTCGGTGTATTCGCCGCCCCCTCCGCAACCGGATCGGGTCTCGCTCCCGCGCGACCTACCGCCCGTACGCTGCGGTTATCGCCATCCGGTTCCCCCAATATGGTCCGTGCGCGCTACACATCCCGGGGATCGGGATCCCCACCACCGTGTCCGTGGCCGACCTCCCTGTTCTCACGGGGGGAGGAGTGCCCCTCGTCCGATTTACCTCGCGAAACCGGAAAAGGTAGCGGTCTGTTCCCTGCCGTCAGCGGTCTGTTCCCTGCCGTCAGATCGACTTCACCAGGCGTCCAGGTTGCCCCGGACCAAGGTCCGTCGTCGTCGTGCCCCGTCCGACATCGAAGTCGGCTCCCCCGAAACCCATCGGGAAGGGGGACCGTCCCTGGCGGGACGTGCAGCGCAGCAGGCCGGAGGCCCAGTCAGGCCCGCCGCGCTTCGCTCCCTGGGGAGGACTCGAACCTCCCGACGCCGGTCTCCGATTCTGAAACGGACGCCTCCGCCAGTCGTGGATCCCGCACAGACCTCTGTGATCAGGGTGTCTTGCCGGCCGTGCGGGTGCGAACCGCCGTGCCTATTGACGCTCCCCGATGCGGAATCGAACCGCGAGCCTCGCTCCGCGCGGAGTCCGAGGCCCCTGCCACGCGCTGCACAGCGCGATCGAGGAATGGTGGTGCCGGATGGAAGCCCACGCCCGACGGCTGCACCGCTGCTGTCGGATTTCGCCCCTGACCTACCGCCGGCCGGCCGGTGGTCTTGGACTAGGCGCTCCTTGCTTTCGGCCGCCGTCGCGGTCGTCGCCCTGGTACTTCCATCCGTTGTGCTGTGGGCCCCCCATACTCGGGGCCCCTGGAGCATCCAGCCCGGGAGTCGCACCCGGCTTACACCTCAACTCTCGTCCACGCGCCCGTTAACCCTCGATCGTGCTGAGGTAGCCCTGGGAGGTCGGGACTCACACCCGACTAGTCGTCGCTTGCAGGTCGATCACTGAATCGCTGGACCGACACCGTGGCCTTTGGTGCCGTTGCCTTGCTTCCTTGCTGCGCAGGGCGACAAGTCAAGCCCCACTTGCCACTGTTTCCCTAGAAGGTGCAGGGTTTGGCGTGGCCGTTGCGCACCCCGCCGTCCGCTCGATCGGACGGATGCCGGGCCGGATCCCGGACGGGGCGGACGGGCGGGTCGCATATCGCCGAGACGCGGTCAATCAGCGAAGCGAGTCAATGCCCGTCGTGGTGAAGCTGTGGAATTCTCAAGTCGTGCTCATGTGCTCGGCCGTGGCCGGCGTGGTGGTTCCGGGTCCTGGTGGTGCTGGGCTTGCTCTGGGCTCTGCGTCCTGCGGTTCGGCCTGCTCCCCAGCACTCTGGCCGGATCCCTGCGGGCCTCGCTGCCGAACAAGGAAAACACTACCTCCTGCCAACTGGCTTGTCAAGTCCTGGGTGACAGGAAACCACACTCCTGGCAGTCGATCTTGTATTCCACCTGCTCGGCGGCCCCGTCGGCGACCCGCCACAGGCCGAACCGGTCGTCCCGGACCGAGTACACCAGGTGTAGCAGCTCGGCGTCCGGCGGGGCCATCTTGAGGTCGGTCTGGGACAGCTCCGGGCCGGCGTGTACGTGCGAGTGGAACACCACCCGCACCACCCGGCCGTAGTTCTCGATCGCCTGCCACGTCGACAGCAGGTCGTCCGGGCGCGTCTCGAAGCGGGACTCCGGGTTGTCCGCCACGTTCTCCAAATGCCAGATGCCCGCGATGTCGTCGGGCTGCTCCCGGGGGGCGCAGAGCACCCCGCAGCACTCGGCCGGCCTCGCAGCCAGGGCTTCCCTGCGGACCATCGCCAACGCCCGGGGCGTGATAGTGATCATCCGTGTCCCCGGTCGTACGCCCGTGCGGTGGCCCGGTCGTTCCGGTCCGCGCGCAGCGTGGCGGCCAGGTCGGCCCACACCTGGGCGGCGCTGGCGAACTGCTCGCCCAGCGCCACAAGCTGGTCGTTGAGCACCTGGAAACCGGCCGCGATCGAGATCAACGCCTCGATCCGGGCCGCCGCCTCCAGGTGCGCCTTGATCTGGGGAATCTGGTGGCCGGCCAACTGCATGCCGTTGGCCATGCCCATCTCGCCCGGGGGGATGGCCAGACCGCCGTTGCTGAGTGTGGCCCGCTCGGCAGCCTGGGCGCCGTCCAGGGCCTCCACGGCAGCCGTCAGGGACCACGCCGCCAGCTCGGCGGGGGTCAGCAGCGGGGGGGACCCGGTCGCCAGCCGCTCCGGCTGTCCTGGGGTGGTCTGTCCTGGGGCGGTCACTGCGGCCCCCGCCGGCCGTCGACCGGCACGGTGGCGCCGTTGGGGGTGGCCCGCAGCTGTACACCGTCCAGCAGGGCGGCCCGGCGGGCCTCGGCCTGCACCTTCTCGATGTGGCCGGGCGCCTGGTCGCGGACCCGCAGCAACTGCTCCTGGACGATCATCGCCAGGTGGTACTCGAAGCGCTGCCGGTCGCAGTCGTCGGCCCTGCCCAGCAGCCATTCGGTGAGCAGGAACAGCCGCGACATGATCAGGTCGGAGAGGTTGACCCGGATGCCCATCGCGCCCAGCTCGGCCAGCAGGGTGTCGTTCTCCGCGCAGGTCCGGCTGACCATGGCGGGGTCCAGGTCGTCCGGGAAGGTGATGTTCGGGGCGGTCGGAAACGGCCACCCCGAGACGTCCGACGACGGCTCGGGGGTGGGTTCCGGTGCGCGTTCGGGGGTGGTGGGGTCGGTCATGGTGGTGGCCTTCCGTCGAGGGATCCGGCCCGGCCAGCATACGCGGGCCGGGCCGTGGTCAGCGTCTCAGTCGCCTTTGCCCTGGGTCCAGCGCTTCAAGGCGAAGCTGATCGTGGCCAGACTGGCCACGACCGCCACGATGAACAGGATGAAGCAGACAGTGCCGTCCATGGCGCGCTCCGGGGATTGGCTGTGGTGTATGCGATGGTTGCCTCGGAGCGTAGGGTGCGACGCGGTGGCACGGAAGGGGTCGCGGACCGGCTATGCCGGGTGCAGCGTCAGGTAGAACTCGATGACGGTGTACACGCATCCCATGACTACGCACAGGGCGACCATCTGGCCGGGGCTGGCCCGGCGCCACAGTCCGAAGACGAGGGCGCTGACACAGACCACGGCCAAGCCGGTCAGGTAGGAAACCATCGTGGTCAGTGGTGGGTGCCGGCCGTGTAGGCGATGACCGCGACGATGATCGCAATCCCGATGATCCGCACCGGCCAACTCTTCCAGGCCCAGGCCAGGATGGCCAGCACGATGATGGTCACGACGAGGGCGGCCACCAGGTGCGGGTTGGCCAGCACCCAGGCCTGGAACTGTTCGGCGTAGCCCTGGGCGGCCTGGCTGTTGGGCTTGCCGGTGGACGCGCCGGAGCATCCGGACAGGGCGGTCAGGGCCAGCAGCGGCAGCACGGGCAGGGCCGCGCGGGCACGGGCGGTCGCCCGGGTGACGGCGTGGACGGTCGCCCGGAGCTGGGAGTAGATCATGGTTTCTCGCTCTCCGTAGTGGTGGGGACGGATGACCGTATCCTATCACGTTGGGTGACATAGCGGCCGGGGCCGGGTAGGATTCCATCCATGAGTCTCACTACCCTCACCCCGAAGTCGCCGGTGCTGTTCCGCTTCGACGGCACCCAGGAATCCATCGACGAACTCAACGCCCTACTGGCCACCGGGCCTGGGGCGGCCGAGTACGTGGACGGCGATCACTACAAGTTCACCGGCGACACCAGCCTCTGGCCGCTCGGCGGTGCACCGGAGCAGACCGCTGGGGTCATGCTCCTCATCGCGCCCACCATGAGTGGCTGGCGGATCGAAGCGGACGTCACCGACATCGAGGCGGTGCGACAGCTCTACGACATCTAGTCCGTGCTACTGTTGACGCACTCCTTCCGTGCTTCGACAGGGCCGGGACAAGGAAAGGGCCGAGGGGGCTTACCTCGGCCCTTTCTGCTGTCCACGTGCGGTTACGACTCGACCTGCAGCTGGGCCTCCTCCAGGGTGGCCACCGGGCGCAGCCACGCCGTGTTCTGGCCCGGGTCGACGTACACGACCAGCACAGTGCCGGCGTCCTGCGTGTGCAGATCCTCCAGCGGCCACGTCTCGACGTTGTTGGTGACCCGGAAGCCGCCGCTGTCGTCGGCCCCGACCCGGGCCAGCTGGCCGAGGTCTTCCATGAACTGGTTCAGCTCGTCGATGCTGGCCTGTCCGTTGTCGTGCTCCCAGATGTAGCAGATGGGTCGCGCCGCGTGCAGCGTCATGCCGCCACGTCCTTTCGGTTGGTGGTGCGGTCGATGGCGTCGGTGGGCTCGGTCTTCACCTTCGGGCCGTTCCACCAGCCGTAGGGGGACACCCGGCAGGGGATGCCGGCGTCGATGGCCTTGCCGAGGCAGTCGCGGGTGCCGAAGCGGTGCTTGGCGCCCGGCTCGACCGGGCCGGGGAACGCCAGGCACATGTCGGCGCCCAGGTTGACCATTTCGGTGTTGCGGATCGGGCCGGCGGCCCGGCCGTTGCGCGACCAGTTGGCGGGGTGCCGTTCCAGCTCGACACCCAGAATGGGTCGGTCGCGCAGCCACCGGTCCACGATCGCATCGACACCGGTGGGACAAGCGCCGTGCACGACGATCCGCCGGGATACCAGCGGCAGCCGGTACGGGTCGAGCGCCTCCCGGACTGCGTCGGTCACATACCGGGCGTCGCCTTCCGGCCAGCCACGCCACCCAGTGACGAGCAGTCGGAACGTGAGCATGTCTCGCGTGCGCTCGCGGAACTCCCGGGCGTGCTGCTCGCGGTCGGCGTCGAGCAGGTCAAGCTGGTATGTGGTCGGCATGTGGTGGCTCCTTACGTGGCAGGCGCGGCCCGCCCGGTTGGGGGAGCGGGCCGCGCCGTCGAGGGTATCCGGGCCGTGGGTGGCGGGCTACAGCACCTTCATCTCGGTGATCGGCGGCCAGCCACCTTTCGGGCCCTGGAACTTCGTCATGCCGGTGCGGCCCTGCCGGTACAGGTTCCACGCGTGGATGGTGTACCGGAACCCGGCCTCCGGGTCGATGTTGCGGCGCAGCTCGTCGGAGTGCTCGATGTTGAACTTGCGCTCCAGCAGGGTGGCCGCGTCACCGGCCTCCCGACCCACCTTGTTGATCAGCCGCTCGATGAAGAAGTCGTCGGCCGCCGGCCGGGACCGTTCGGCGCACACGTACCAGGCCGCCCCGATCACGCTGGACGCGATCTGCAGTCGGGCGCGACGGGCCAGTAGCGCCACTTCGGCGGCATCGCGGATCAGCGGGTGCGCGTCGAGGAACTCGGCCTGCTCGGCGTGGGTCAGCTTCGCCTTGGTCGAGCTGTCCCCGGGCAGGCCCCGCTCCAACAGCCACAGCCGGCGAACCACCGCACTGAGCAGGTTGGTGTTGGACTCGCCGTGGATGCGCAGCACGTCGGCGAACCGGCGGGGCGCGCCGGTGTCCATCGTGTCCTGGGTGGGGTCGTCCAGGCCCTCCACCAGCAGGACCGGCTGGGTGGTGCCGGACTTGATGATGCCTTTCAGGCGGTGCTGGCCGTCGAGGAGCCGATCGGTCTTGGAGAACCGGATCGGGTCGGCCTGCCAGTTCCACCGGCCGGCGGCCATGTCCCGGGCGAACGCCTCGACGTTGGCGTCCCGGTCGTGGCGGTTGTCCCGGTTGAAGTCCAGCCAGTCCTGGGCGGTCTCCGGGTCGACCAGCACGATCGAGACGGTGACCCCGTCGTACTCCAGATATTCGGCGGGCGGCTGGGCCCGGTCAACGGCTTTCGCCCGGCTGCTGGGCGCCTTCTTGTGTGTGGTGGCCATCGTAGTCAGCTCCTGGGCGTGGTGGGCGTGGTGGGTGTTGAGCCGGTCGCAGTTGAGCCGGTCGTACCGGATCCGTCTTCCTGGAGGGCGGCCCGGATGTCGGCGACCCGGAACCGGCGGTGTCCGCCGGGGGTCTTGATGCAGGGGAGCTTGCCGGCGGCGCCCCACCGGGTGACGGTCTTCGGGTCGACCCGGAAGACTGCCGCCACGTCGGTGGGGGTGAGGAGCTGTTCGTCACCGGCATGCTGTAGGCGCTGGAGTGCGGCTCGCTGCGCGTTGTCGGATGCCATGGGCGACAGTCTAGCACACCGTCCCCAGTGTCCGATTCCGGGATGGGTCAGCGACGCGCAATGACGCGCAGGCAGATCAGCAGGAGACCCAGGGCAGCGCAGCCAACGATGACCCAAAGCGGCTGGCCAAGCCAGGTGCACAGGAATGAGATCGCGATCAGCACGAAGCCGACGAAAATCATGATCACTCCGAGGGTGGTGGTGGATTCGGCACGACCAGCATACCGGACACTCAGCCCCACACGACCAGGCCAGCCACCACGCCCGGCCGCAGCAGCGGCACCCCCGTATCACAGTCCACAATGGACTCAGCCGGCTTGCACCGGTCGGTCACCCACCGCTGGTGCAACTGCGCGACCTGGGTGTTGCGGAAGTTCTGGTGGCAGTTCGTGCAATGGTGGCCCACGTTCGAGGTCTTGCCGGTCTTGCCGCCGCCGGTGGGGATGCCGTCCCACGGGGTGGGGCAGCCGCAGTGCAGTTCGTCGTGCGTCCAGCGGCGCACATACGGCTTCGGCTGCACGTAGCGGGGGTCGACGTCGTGGTCCGGCAGGTCGACGATGTCCGGGCCGACCACTACGGGGGTGTCGATCGGCTCGATCAGCTCGGCTGGTTCGGCGGCCACCTCGGCGCCGGTGTCCGGGTCGCGGACGACCCCGGCGGCCCGGGTGAGGGGGCTCCAGCGCGGCCCGTACCACGGATTGCCTTCGTGCCGACGACAGCAGGCTTCAGGGGTGGCCGGGTCGATCTCCTGGCCCCAGCAGGGGCATTTGCTGGACCACTGGCCGGTACGGGGGCCTTTGGTGAGCTGCCAGGGCCGGCACACCGGCAGTGCGCCTTTCGCCCAGGCGGGCGGGTTGGGGTCGTCTTCGTCGCACCGGCACGGGTAGGCCTGGCCCGGCCGGGCGTCGTGGCCTTTGCCGGCGGCGGCGAGCCACCGGCCGTCGGACGCCCCGATCTGGACCCGGGGGGCCGCTTTGACGGACGTCAAAAGAGTCGACCCTCTTCGATCATGCGCTTGATCTTGATGATTCCCTTACCGGTCAGCCTGACCACCCAGGAGTGCCCCTTGCCGTTGGGCCACTCCAGCCAGCGGGCCTCGCCCCACCCCTCGTTCATGTACCGCTGATAGATCTTGTAGCCACCCTCAGGGTCCGGATAGATGACACCAAGATCCCGACACAGCTTGTGGAAGTCGTTCTGGCCGTATTCGAGAAGCTGCGCAGCCTCTTTCATGCTGTGCAGCCTGGTGTTGTCCTTCAGTGGCGTGGTGTGCTCAACATCGCTGAGGCGTTCGACCAGGTCAGCCATCTCACGCTTGACTCGTTCGGCCTCGCGCTGGGTGACCACCAAGGCCTGCCTTGCATCGTCCAAGGCCTGCTGCGCCTCTTCGACCTGGGCGCGGGTCTCGTTGATCTGGCGTCCATGGTGATCGAGTCGGTCCCGTTGGGCGTCCTGCTCGATGCGGAGCCGCCGCTGATCATTGCGGAGCCGCTGCATTTCGGCGATCTGCTGGACCATCACCGAGAAGTCGGTGTCTAGCCCATCCAGTACCACCTCGGCCCGACGAGTCTGAACAGCGAAATAGGTTTTGGCCTGAGCGATCTCCGTCTTGGACGGGTCACCCTCCATGGCAACTAGATACGCAGCGTAACGGGTAAGCTGGAAGTCGGGTTTGCGGTGTCTAGCCTTATCTACAAACTTGGTAGGAACGAAATTGCTGCTCACGCTGTTGCCAGATCGGCCGCAAGCAGTGATAGCTCTCTCTATGATGGTGGAGAACTTGTCCCACCGTCCGTAACCATAAAGGGGCATGAGATCGCGAGCGGACCACCACTCGCCGTTCTCGTCCTCGTTCTTCAGGGCGTCGAAGAGAGTCCTATGCTGGTCGGGCGCTGGTGTAGGGATAGCGACAGTCACGTGGCGCACCCTACACCATGCGCCACAGAACTACCGCAGTGTGTCTGGCGTGCTGGACTCCGGCCGCCAACCCTCGTCGTACCGACGCCGCAGGAACTCCGATACGCCCGGAGGTACCGGGTCTCCGGCACGCACCGGCTCCGGCCAGCCGGCATCCCTCAGTAGGGCGGCAGTGACCTTCATCCCGGCCAGCGGGTGGGGCCCCTCATCGGGCATGATCGTTTCTCCTCGTCAGGCCGTGAACAGGTAGATCACCAGCAGGGCGCCCGTCCCTGCGCACAACAGGCCGCACAGCACTGCCCACCGGCCCCGGATGCCCATGCTGTGCACCAGGAACCCGCCCGCGATGCCGGAGATGACCCCCACCACCAGCGCGAACATCAGCGTGGCGTAGGTGAGGCTGTCGTGGATGTCCATGGCTACTCGCCGTGGGTGTTGGTAGTGATCATGCCGTAGATGATGGCCAGGACCGCCCCGATGGCGGCGAGCACCAGGCCCAGCATGAAGTGGTCGGTCTGGGTCAGCAGGAGCACCCCGACCAACGCCACGGCCAGGGAGAACAGGCCAAACGCGTTCTTCATGGTCACTTCCGGCCGGCGAAGAACGAGCCGATGCCGGCCACGATGCCGACGCCGCCGACGATTTCGGCAGTGGTGACGTCCCCGGTGGCGAGCCGGCCGGCGGCGACGACGAGGGCCACGAACGCGATCACGATGAGCACGAACTTGATCACAACTGCTCCTTACGGTGTGTGGTGGTGGAGCGTACGGCAGGCATCGTACCGGCCGGACAGCTACCGACGCCAATCAAGTTGTCGGAACGGTTCACCCGTTCAGGTGTGACGTAAGTCATCATTTTAGCCATCCGGATGCCAGCCGAATGGCAACTTGCCTGTCGGCCTTATTGGTGGCGGTTGCGGTTGACCTTGTAGGAGACGGCTATCGCGAACAGGCCACCGGGGCCGAGCACCAGGGCCACGTCGCCCCGGTCGAGCGCGAGGGCCAGCACGGCGAGCGCGACCAGCGCGACCCCGACGAGGCCGAGCAGGTTGGCGCTCACGAGCGGCCCACGTGGTTGGCGAGGCTGGCCACCGCGACCGTGCCCAGCAGGGCGACGGCGGCGGTACCCCAGGCGCCGAGCAGCATCGCGAACAGGGCGACCGCGCCGAGGCCGCCGGCCCCGGCCCACAGCAGGGTAGCGAAGGTCTTCATCGACTACCTCCGTTGCGTCGGGGCCGGCAGGCCCACGCGGTGAGTCCGGCGAACAGTGCGGTCGGGGCTGACCACACCGCCACGCCCCATTCGTCGACCTGGATGGCGTGCACGGTGATGCCACCGAAGACGCCGCAGGCGAGCACGGCGCCGAACATGATCATCTTGACGATCATGGTCAGGGTTTCCATTTCGGCAGGTGGATGGTGGTCGAGCAGTTGGCGTATCCGGCGCCCGTGTGTTGGACCGGCGGGTCGTAGGGGCCGCTGATCGAGCAGGTCGTTTTCACGTCGCCCCAGGTGGTGACCTGGACGCTCATGGTGTTGACTTTGCCGCGCCCGTAGACGGTGCGGGACCAGTGGCCGCCGGCTCCGACGTCGGGGTGGGTTTTGCCGCCTTCGGACCAGACGATGAAGGCTTTGTTGCCGCGCGCTTTGTCGGGGTTGGGCTGGTCGGTGGCCCAGTCGGCGGAGAGGTACACCTGGTCGCGGTCGCTGTACTGGCCGACGGCCCAGAGGGCGCCGACGGCTGCGGCGGCGACGACCGTGAGGGTGGCGGTGGTGCGCACGGTGGCGCGCAGGGTGGCGAGGGCCATCAGGTGGTCCCCGTCCAGACGATGATCGAACCGTGTTCGCGGATGGCGGTGACCACCTCGTGGGCGGCCTGGGCCAGGGTTGGATTCTGCCTGGCACCGGCTTGAACCCCCTCGAAGAAGGGGATGTCCTCTTTGCCCAACTCCAGCTCCACGCCGACGTGGAGGGTGCCGTGAAGGTAGTGCTGCTCCACGATGCGTCGCAAGATCATGTCGAAGGTGTGGGCGGGTGGCGGCGGGACGCTGGGCCGCCACCACAGGTTGGTGGTCACAGTTGGCCCCGCTGCCAGTCTTCGAGACGGTCGTGCCGGGTGGGCCGGCCCCGCTTGACCCGCGTGTCGGGGTCGGTGATGGCCCGCTCGATGTCCTGGTTGAGCTGGGCCATCGCCTGCGCGTTGGCGTCGGCCCGGTCGCGGAGGGCGGCCACTTCCCGGCCCTGCTGGTGGTGCAGGGCGGCGCGGGCACCGGCCGTCCAGCCTTCGGTCCAGGCGTTGGGGCCGTCGTCGGTGCGGTGGTGCGACGGCGGATCGGGGGGGCTGTCCGGGTCGAAGGTGGGGGTGGGGTCGCCTTCAGGATGCCCCGCGCGCCCGCTGTGCGCGTCGCTGGCGGCCGAACCGGCCTCCCCGGGGGGTGCAGTACCCCCGAAACGCTCCTGGGGGCTCTCAGCGGGTTTTTGGACCGGACCGAGGTACGTCACGTTGCCCTGCCGGTCCCACTCGGCCACCCAGCTGTCCCGCTTGGCCGCGTCGGCGCGCCACGTCTGGAAGTTGTGCTGATCGGCGCGGCGGGCGGCCTGCTCCGCGAGGAGCTGACCACGGAGGCGGTGCAGTTCCCGCCGCTGCTGGACGTAGTACAGGCCGATGTCGGCGGCGACGGCTGTCCCGCCGCGCCGGACGATGGCGCGGGCAATCCGCAGCACCACCCACAGGTTGATCAGGCCGAGGACGGCGGCGGCGAGCAGCACCAGCGCTGACCACGCCCCACGGGCGTAGGGGTCGACGATGGTGGTGGCGATGCCGGCTGTGAAGTTGGCGCAGCCGTACAGCAGGACGATCAGCGCGCTGACGGCGATGGCGCGGGCGACGTGCCGGGACTGGTCGGGGGTGAATTCGATGGTCTCTTCGGCCGGGTGGTCGTCGGTGCCGTCGGCGTCTTCGGTGTCGGGCGAGTCGGGCTCGCCGTCGGGTCGGGTCACGGTGCGCTCCATTCGGTGGTGGTCGAGCCTACGCGATTCGGGTGACACGGTAGCACGCACGCGACCGTCAATTAAGTAAAGCCATGAAACTAACTAAGTAAGTAAAGCCATGAAACTAACTCGGCCTGGTTGGATCTTCCATCAATCGACGCCCCAAATTACGGTGATTTGTGCGGTACCAGTTGAGAAGCATGTTTTTGACCGGCTCGTCGGTAGCTTCGCAGAAGGTCTCGTGAGCGATGTGGCCGGGTTGATGGATGTCGACGCAGGCGTCGCACATGGGGCACCGCCCGGTGGTGTTGGTCTTGCGTCGGGCCCGCAGGGCGGCGAGCAGGCGCCGGGGCATCGAGTCGTACAGGCTGGGCAGCGAAAAAAGGATCTTGTCCCGCCGGTAAAGATCACCTAGTGGGCCGTCGTGCCCCACGAAGATCAGCGGCTTGGAAGCGTCGAACACCCGAGCCGCCAGGTCGGGTGACAATTTTTGTTGCTCAGTCAACATCTTCTCCTATCCAAGATCACACACCGGCACACGCGTGGGGGGTATTAAAGACCCCCCCCCACGTGTGAGTGTGCGTGTGGGGGGTGTGTGACGTGTGTGTGACATGTGTTGGTCAGCGGTTTTAGCAAGATCCGTGTGATCAGTGTGTGATCTTGCACATGTAGTTGCGTGTGCAACAAAGTGTGAGCCGGTAGGCACGCTACACATCCACAAACTCCCTGGTCAGCGAAACTAACGCCGTTCATGCCGGTAAAGGTCTAGAAATCTCCTAGCCCATCCTGTTGCCACACGTTTTGTGGTTTCTCGGGCACTACGCCCAGAACTGTCCGGAACCGCTTGAGGCCGTCGCCAGCATCTGGGGCAACTTCCAGCGTCTTTGCCTTGACTCGCCCGTTCAGTACGTTCCGTGCGGAATTGTCAGTCTGTCCGGTGAAGGAGGCGTACTCGGCGACCGTCACGCCGCGCGGCCCGGCACCCCGGATGAACGCTGTCGGGTCCGACGGCATCCTCGACCCGCCCGACATCAGGCCGGTGCGCCGATCCACCGTCACTTTCAGGTGCGGGATCAGCTCGCCGGGGCTTTTGATCTGCTTCACGTCGACCACCGGTGTGCCGTCGTTCTCCACCCACAGCGACAGGATCGAGCCGGCCCCGGCGGTCAGCCAGCGGTTGCCGTACACGTCTTCGATCGTGTTGGTGCGGCCCTGGCCCTGTTGCTGCTTGCGGTTGTGGTGGTCTTCCACCCACTGCATGCCCCGGGCCACACACTCCTGCCTGGCCCGGTTGTACCCGTTGGCGACTTCCTCGTCCGACGGCTTCGAGCAGTAGTCCTTGATGCTGTCCACGAACACGTCGGTCGCGCCGTACCGCTCGGCCAGGTCGGCCAGGGCGTCCTTGCTGTCGGTGATCTCGAACGGCAGCGGCCCCTCGTGCACCACCAGGCGGTCATGCAAGATTTCCTGCATCCAGTTGCGACGCAACCGGCGCATCGCCCGCTTGATCTGCTTCGGCCGGTCCCCGGCCAGGTACAGCACCTTCCCGGTGACCGGCTGCACCGGCATGTCCAACACCCGCGCCCACAACTCCACCGGCGCGTCCGGCGACACCACCCCGTGGTCAGTACGTGGCGCGCCATCCACCCCGAGCAGGCCCAGCCGGGCGAACACCAGCAGATGCGACAGGGTCGACTTGAACACGCCGTTACCGCCGAACAGCATCAGCGGCTCCCCGGGCGCCCACGCCCACCGGTCCCCGTCCCCCCAGATGGCCAGCTTCTCCTCTTCCTCTTCGGCCAGGAACGCCCAGCCGTCCACGATGCGCAGCCGACGGGCTGCCACCTGGTCGGCCAGCTCCTCCACATCGAGGCGCCGCCGCGCCCGCCGCCGCGCCCGCTCCTGCTCGTACATGGCCTGTTCGGTGAGGATCCGCCGGGCCGCCACCTGGTCGGCGTCGCTGGCCGCCTGGGCCGCCTGGGCTTCCCCATCGCTGGGTGGCTGGTCCAGCAGGCTGGCCACATCGAACGGCTCCGGGTTGTTCCAGCCCAGCTCGTCGTCACCCGCCGGTCCGGTCACCGGGCCCCCCGCTGGCCCTGCCGGCGGCCTGCGGTGCCGAGGCTCAGCACCCGACGGGTGGCCGAGTCGACCGTCTTACGCACCTCGCTGGCGGACAGCCCGATCAGGTAGGCCGTCGACTCCAGGGTGTCAAGCAGCTCCCGGGAAGCACCCCCCTCCAGGGCGGCGCACCACGCCCAGTGCAAGGCGTTGTTGCGGTTGCCCACGGCCTGGGTTTGCAGCCACAACGGCAGGTGCGCAAGATCCGTCGGTCCGCCCAGGTCGGCGTCGAAGCGGGGCGGCCGGTACGGTCGCGGGTCGGCCAGGGCGTCTTTGATCGCCGACCAGGACACACTGCTGGACCGGCTGAGGTTCCACCGCTCCCAGCGGTAGGCGGCCTGCCGGTACCCGAAGCTGACATGCCCGCCGGTCGGTTCGATGGCGGCCTCTTCGAGGGTGACCACCGACGGGGCGGCCACCACGTACCCGCCGGCCGAACGGAAGTCGACCCCCTTGCCCCGGATCGAGCCGTTGCCCTGCCGGGAGCCGTCGAAGAACAGGTGCCAGCCGCCGGACCCGGTCCGGGCCAGGGCTATAGGCTCCCGCACCAGGCCGAGCTGGTGCAGCCGTTCGAGAGACGCCAGGCCGGGCGCCCCATGTTTGACGTCGATGTCCACCACGTCGGGGCCTTCCCGGATCGGGTCCAGGCCGGGCACGGACACCGTGGTCAACCCGCAGGCGACACCGATGTTGGCGTGGGGGGCCCGATCCCACCAGGTGTTGATCACGTCGGGGTCCAGGCTGGCGTCGAGGACGCCGTGGCCGTCCCGCCCGCAGCCGGCGGCGGACCACCGGCCGCCGCAGGCGGCCCGCGCGGCACTGCCGGCCCGGTGCGGGCTGTGGTACAGCGGCACCTTGCCGCCGGGCACGAGCGGGAACACCGGCCAGCCGATGATCGCGTAGGCGAGCGCGGCCGAGCGCAGCTCCTGCGCAAGATCCGATGCGGGGTTGTGCTCGTTCATCTATGCTGCTCCCGTCGCAAGAAGCGTTGTGGGGTGCCGCCCGTCAGGCTGGGGAGGCGAGACGGGCGGCGGCCGGACCGGGCCGAGTGGGGTCCGTGGGGGGCGTTACCGCCCCTGCGGGTGGTCGACCAGTCGGCCGCCGGACCGCTCGGCCGGCCGCTCGTACAGGGCGTCGATGGCCACGTCGAGCACCACCGACAGGGCGCCGAGGACGTCGGCGGACGGGCTGCACCGGCCCCGCTCGTAGCGCACGATGGTGGACACGTCCCGGCCGATTTTCCCGGCCAGGCCGATGGCGCTCAGGCCGGCTGCCCGGCGGGCGGCCCGCAGCCGGGCGCCGGAGAACTGGGGGGCCCGGGGCGGTAGCAGCGGGGTAATGGTGGGCATGGTCAGCGCACACTCCGTTCAGGATGTTTCCACGCCAGGATCGGTGGGTAGCGTCGGCGGATTGCGCACCACACACCGGGGAGATCGTGAGCATAGACCCTGGGCCGATCACGGCGCAAGAATCCATCCACGCACAGTTTCCGCGCCGTACATCCACAGTCATCTACCTGTTGGGCTGGTGTGACGGGTGGTGCGGCTGAGATGCCCGTAGGGGCGCCCGCAGGAAATGGTCGGACACTCGCTGCGGGGCGGGGGAAGCTGTTACGCTCGACCGCAAAGGGCCCGCGAGGCGCACCACTTCGGTGGGCATGCCGGCGGACGGCGAAGGGCCCCGGATCTGCTCCCTGTGCCGTGTGGTGGCGGCCTTGAGGGAGAAGTGGTCCGGGGCCCTTCTGCTTGGGTTCGGTCGGTGCAGTCGGCTGGTTCAGGCGGGCCGGTTCGGGGTCATAGCAGCTCGGTGGCGTTCTGGTGGCGTAGCCGCGCGATGGCCCGCCTGTTCAGGGTGATGTTCCGGATGGATGTGATGGCGCTGCCGGGGCATTCGAAGACGATCCGGTCACCGATCAGGAAGTGGTACCGGCCGCTGAAGAGTTGGTACTGGTAGCGCTCGGCGGTCACGCTCTGGGCGCGGGCCAGGTCGGGGCCGAGCAGCTCGAACTCGTACACCTCCGGCTCGGGCTCCGGCTGCACGGCCGGGGTGTCGCGGTGGACCCGCCAGCCGGTCAGCCAGCCGGCCCGCCAGGCGTTGGCTTCCCCGGCATCCCAGAATGAGGGCGCGTCCGGCGGTTCCGGCTCGTCGGAGGTGTCGCGCCCGTCGATCTCGTCGTCGCCTTCGTTGTCGTCGGCGTGGTCGTTGTGTTCGTTCCAGGCCTGGATGAGCGTTTCGCTGGGTTCGCCGTGTTCGTCGTACATGGTGATGGTTACCTTCCGATACCGAGACACCCGAGGATCGGGCAGATGACGAAGATGATCAGCAGGGCGGCGATGACGTACCAGACCAGGGTGGCCTGACCCCGGTTGCGGGCACGTTGCGGGTTGAAGCTCACCGGGTCCGCCAGCGCCATTCCAGGACGTTCAGCACGGCCCCGTGGCTGTCCCAGTCGTGCGGGTCGTCCACGGTGACGTGCAGCATGTCGGCCACCTCGGCGACGGCCAGGTAGTCGTCGTGGCAGAGGTGCGGGTACCGGCACAGCAGCTCCTCGGCCCACTGTTGGGCGCCGTGTTCGGCCCAGCCGAGCGCGACGAGCTGCTGGGCGATGTACTGGACGCCGTCGGTCGGGGAGTGGGGGCCGGGGCGCCAGCCCGGGTCGCCTTGACCGTGGAACGGTTCGGCGATCGGGGCGGGCTGCTCGCTCGGGTACCCGCTCGCTGGCCGGTCGGCCGGACGGTCCGGCGGCGACCACTGGCCGTCCAGGGCGGACAGCACGGTCCCGGTGGTCAGGTCCGGGTCGGCGGCGGCCTGCTCGGCCGCCGCGTACCGGGCCTTGATCATGTCGAACATGACCCCGGTCTGCCGGACCACTTCCTGAATGCGCACCCCGGACCGGCCGAGGGCGTACAACGCGCCCGCGTACTCCCGGACCAAGGTCAGCAGGTCGGTGGACGACAAGCCGGCGGGCGGCGGGTCCGCCGGCTTGCCGTCGTCGGGGACGCTCACGACCCGGCCCCGCATGCGGCCGTCGCTGAATCCGCCGGTGGCCACGGTGTCGGGGCCGGACTTGCTGCGGAATCCGGCGGCCTGCTCGGCGGCGATGAACTCGGCCCGGGTGACTTCCCGTTCGGGGCCGTGCGCGCCGAGGGCGATGAAGTACCGGTCAGCCATGGTCTTCCTTCGGTGGCTCGAAGTGGTGGGCGAACGTCTTGTGCTCGAACTCGTACCGGCCGCACCGCCCGCACCGGGCGGGCGGGTCCTGGGCCATCGCCCGAGTGGCCAGGTCGTACGCGAGGACCGCCTGAGCCATGGTCGAGTGGCCGGCGGCCAGGGTGGCCGCGAGGGTGGGCGAGTTGTGGGCCCATGAGGCACGGGCACGCTCGATGTGCTGGGCGGCCAGGTTCAGCCGCTCCGCGCTGGTCATGTTGGCTACCTGGGTGAACGTCACGGCTCAGTCCTCCCGCTGCCGGCGGCGCGCTCCAGCTCATCGGCCTCGGCGAGCAGCTTGCCGGCCAGCTCGCGCTTCCGCACGGCCTCGGCCCGGTCGGCGTCCCTCTGGGAGGCGAACTCGGTCACCTCCCAGAGGGTGCGGGCCACCCCGTCCCGGGCCTTCTGGCCGCGCATGAACGCGTCATCCATCACCTGTCGCACGCCGAGCAGCGCAAACGCCTCTTCTTCAATTCGGTACGAGTCGCCGGGGTCGCTGTGTAGCTTGCCGTCCACGTACAGGGCGGCCCAGTCATCCGAGTAGTGGATCTCCACCGAGACGTTACGGCCGTCGACCAATCTGGGCATGGTTCACACCTCCGTCGCGCCGGGGGTGACCACGGTGATGCCGCCGTCGTCCCGCGAGGCCATACCGTCCCAGATCTCCTGCACGATGGCCATCCGCCGGGCGTCGGTGAGCTTGTTCCAGGCGGCCACGGTCAGGCCGGTGTCGGCCACGTCCCGGGTGCTGATCTCGATGCTGATGTCGAGCTTGACCGTCTCGTCGGGGCCGATGGGTCCGGACGTGGTGCGCTTCGTGGTGGACATTCAGTGCTCCTTGATCAAGGCCATGATCAGGTCATAACCCCAGGTCACGGCGAACATCAACATGATGGTGATGATGGCGACGGTGGACTTGAGCTTGTTCGGGCTGGCCACCAGCACCAGACAGCCGGCTACCGCGAGCAGCACGGTCACCCCGATACGGACCACGCCGAACTGCACGATCAGGTCGTGCCACATCAGCGCCCCCGGTTCCCGTACAGACCGCGCAGCAGGAAGAACGCGCCAACGGCGATGCTGCCGCCGAGCACACACCCCAGGGGGTTGTCGGCGGCCCACTGCAGGATCTGGTGCAGGTCCACCCGTCAGCTCCCGTCCATGTCGCGCACCCGGGAGATCTCCCGGGTGACGGCCAGCACGAGCACCAGGAACAGCGCCATCAGGCCGATGCCGACCATGGGGTGGTTGATGGCCCACGCCGGAGCGCTGCGGAAGAAATCGAAGATGGTGGTCATGTCACCCACAATACGCTTGTGTCAAGCCAGTTGTCAAACGGCTGGTCAGCTGGGGACGTGCACCCAGCCGGCGAACAGGCCCCACAGGATCACCCCGGCCAACCCGATCAGCACCACGCCTACCCACACCATGGCCATCCAGCCGATGGCCTGGACCTCGGCGTAGACGTCCATGCGGTGCTGGTGTCGGGCTCGACGGTTGGCGACGACCCTGCGCAGGGTGGCCTCATCGAGCAGGTCGCCGGGGAGCGGCCCGGTGGGGTGCTTGCGGCGGCCGGACGGGTCGGTGCGGGGCCGGGAGGGTGGCGGGTTGACTTTCGGGCCGGTGTTGGGCGCGATGCCGTGCGGGCGGATCAGGTCGAAGCGGGTCTGGTCGGCCTGGGTGGGTGTGTCGTCCATGACGGGGGTTGGCTCCTGGGCTGCGTCGGTGGTCAGGAACAGGCCCGCCCCGGGCCGGCTACACCGGAACGGCCCGGGGCGGGAGTGGTTCATTGTGCTGCGGGACAGCCTACTTGCAGTGCTCGTCGTCGGGCACGACGGTGACGCTGGAGGCGAGGGGGGTCAGATCCTTGGCGCCGGTCTGGAAGGCGCCCCGGCTGGTGACGTACAGGCCGTTGTGGCCGTAGCAGGTGAAGGCGATGTTGCGGAACCCGTCGGGCATCCGGATGACCTGGGTGTGGGTGCCATCGACGATGTTGTCCGGGGTCGGCTCGGGGGCGTCGGACTTGGCCGGGTCGCACACGCCGAGCGACGCGAGGCAGCCGGCGGCCACGGCGGCGAGCTTGAGGGCGAGCGAGGCGCTGATCATGTGGTGGACTCCGTTCGAACGTGGTGGTTGGCGTGGCGGTTGGCGTGGTGGATCACGAGGGCGGGTTGGTGACGGTGCGGCTGCAGGACGCCTTGCCGTCCAGGCCGGTGACGGTGATCGGTGGGCTTTTCGGCACCCGCTTCTCGCCGACGATCTTGATCTGGCAGTAGGTGTACCCGCCGCCGGCCACGGTGGTCAGCGTGACCACCGCGCCGGTGCGGGCCTGCACGTACACGACCGGCGGGTAGGGCACCAGCATGTGTGACTTGCTCAGTGCGGAGCGGCCGTTGCTGGGCGGGTCCGACACCGTCCACGACATGGTGGCGTTGTCGCCCTGCTCCCAGGAGCTGACCAGCCGCACCGTGCGGGTGGGACCGGTGGTCAGCGTGAGCAGGTGGGGGCCGCCGGTGACCACGACGGCCAGCAGGCCGGCCGCGACGAACCCGGCTTTCAGGCGGGCCCCGAGGCTGATCGTGGTCACCGTCGGCTCCTGCTCACGCCTCGAAACGGACCCGGCGGCGCCGCGCCAGCAGGAACAGGCCGGTCCCGGCGAGGATCAGCACGGCGGCCCCGCCGGCCATGACGGTGGTCTTCGAGCCGGTCACCGGCAGGCCGGCGGCGGTCGAGCCGGTCACTTGGACGACCGGGCTGCCGGTGTGCAGGCTCGGCGTGCCGGTGGGCGTGGCGGTGGAGCTGGTCGAGGCCGAGGCGGACGGGCACGGCTTGCCGGTGATGTCGCCGTCCCGCCTGCCCGCACCGTCCGACGGGTAGGCGTCGATCCACTGCTCGACGCACTTGTCACCCTTGGCGCAGGTGCGGTACACCCACTTCCAGTCGTTGTTGATGCTGTTGCCTTCGAACCCGTCCGTCCACAACGCCTTGACCACGTTCGATGTGGTCGGGTTGGTGTCGCCGGCCGGGCCGTTCAGCGTCTTGCCGTTGAACGCGTCGCCGTTCCAGTAGCCCCAGTCGTGGGGGGCGGTGAAGGTCGCGGTGAACCCGCCGACCATGACGCCGGGCGTGCCGCCGTGCACGGCGTGGCCCTCGTTCGGCGAGTTGCTGGCCCCGCCGACCGTCACGAAGGTGCCGTTGTCGTGCACGATGGCCTTGTAGTGCCACGCCTGGACGGCGATGCTCTCGGCCGGCTTGACGGTCGTGTCGTGGCAGACCTGGATCACCCGGGCGAAGGTGTCGGTGGCCCAGGTGCCGTGGTTGCCGCTGTCCGGCCGGTTCGTGTAGTGGATCGTGACGGTCTTGCAGTCGGGGGCGATGTCGGCCGACGCGGCGCCGGCTGCGGCGATCACGCCGAGGCTGACCACCGCGAGGGCGACCGCCCCGCCGGTCAGGCGGTTGAAGAATCTCATCCGGGTAGTTCCTTCCGTGGAGTTACCGCCGTGAAATTCCACCGGTGTAGTTACACCCGTGTAGTTCTCGGCGTGGCCCCGGCTGGGGCGCGAGGGCTCGGCCGGATTCGAACCGGCGACCGCGCGCTTTAGAGGCGGCGACTCTGACCGCTGAGTTACGAGCCCGTGCGTGGTGGTGGGCCTGCCTGGGTGCACATGCACGTGGCACAGCGAAGCAGGCCCATCGATCCCTGTCAAGTCGTCTGTCAGACGTCGGGCCGCTCGGCGGCCTTCCGCAGGTTGGCCAGATCGAACAGGATCTGGCGCAACGTGTTCAGGTCTACCGCGATCTTGGGGTTCTCGTAATCGTTGGTGGGGGGCCGGTAGAAGTGCTCCACCGGCAGCTCCAGCAGGGCGATCAGCCGGGCCACCTCCCGGGAGAGGGTTTCCGTGCGCTGTGCGGCAGCGCTCCGCCGATCCTCTGCGGCCTGCCGTCGGGCCTTCGTCTCGGCGATGACCGGCCGGCGGGCGGCGACAACCTCGTCGTAGGGGCCGATGATCTGGCCGGGCGTGGCGAACTCGACCCGCTGACCACCGCGACCGTCCGGGCGGGTCAGCCGCAGGTGCGTCACCCGGACCCGAGTGTCCGGCTGCACCTCGGAGTAGGTCATCGAGTACGAGCCACCCTGCCGGGCGTAGCCCTTGCCGTTGCAGGTCCACCGCAGCTGCTCTGGGTCTTCCCGGTCTTCCCGGTAGGCCCTGCGGTCACCCCAGGTGCCCGGGTAGTACACGTCCTGGACTTTGCCCAGGAGATCTTTCGTGCGCATGGTGTTTGCTCCTTCGTTGTCGCTGGTCAGTTCGATGTGCCGGCCCCGCCCGGGGGGAAGTCCGGGCGGGGCCGGCTGGCATGTCAGCCCAGGGCCCGCCGGCCGCCGCCGACCTTGTGGCCGCCCAGGTCGGCCCGGTGCCCGGCCGCGCGCCCGGCCCGGCCGCCGCTGCCGGAGAGGTTCCGGCTCTGGCTGGTGGTCCTGGGGAACGCCTCGGCGAAGGCGACGTCCACGGCCTGGCGCCGGTCGGCCAGCACCAGGGCGGTGCCGGGGGTGGTGGCGGTCTGCTCGCGCTCCACCTTGCGGTACATGTCGGCCAGCCGGCGGCCCACCACGGCGGCGAAGCCGACCAGGAAGGTGCGCCGGAAGGCGGCCGTGTTGTCCCAGTAGGGCACCTCTTCGCGCAGCACGTCCCGGGTGGCCTGCAAGGTCAGGGAGGCGAACAGGGCCTCCACCGTGGTCAGGTCGGACGGGTACCCGAACATGGTCACCCGCAACGGCTTGGTGCCGCTGTGGTGGATGGTGCGCACACCGAACGCCTTGCCGATCTCGTTGAGCAGGGTGCGCTTCTCCAGCGCGTACGGGGCCGGGATGACGATCTGCTTGCGGGTGACCTGCTCGCGCTCGCCGGCCGGCTTGGCCTCGTTGATCATGGCCTCTTCGATGCCGTACTTGGCCATCAGCTCGGTGGCCTTCTCCATGTAGACGGCGGACTCTTCGGCGGTGGCGGCCGGGTCGCTGGCCTTGGCGAGCAGGAGCTGGACCATACGCAGCTTGGCGGCGTTGGCGCCGGTGGTGGGCTGCTCGGACATTGCTGGGCCTCCAGTGGTGGATGGTGGACGGGAACGGTGCCCGGGGGCCGGGGCCCCCGGGTGGGTGGCATTACCAGGGCAGACCGTACTTCTCGGCGCAGCCCTGGCCGTAGCCGACGGCCAGGGAGCGGCTGTTGGACAGCGGGGAGGTGCGCCCGCTGGCGGCGCAGAAGCCGCACTCCTTGGCGGTGCGGCCGTACAGGGCGGCGGCGTGCTCGATGGACTCCAGGATGTGCCGGGCCGCGTGGAACTGCAGGTTCAGCCGCAGCGGCTGGCGCTCGTAGTCGCCGGTGCTGCCGATGAGCTGCACGATCTGGCGCTTGCCGGTCCGCTTCAGCTCGCGCACCTCGAAGAAGGTGATCATGTTGCCGGAGCCGCTGGCCACGGTGCGGGGCAGCGCGTACCGGCCGGTGGGGATCTGCGCGAGCAGGGCGTCCACCTCGGCGAAGGTCGGGCTGGCCGGACGGGCCGGGGCCGGGGTGGCGACGGTCGGGCGCACCGGGCGGACCGTGCGGGTCGCGCCAGCCGGCCGGTCGGTGACGGTGCGCAGGGCGGCGGCCTGCCGGACGGCCACCTCGCGCAGGCCGGCGGCCGACGGGGCGGTGTAGCTGCGGAGCGAGGCGAGGGTGGCGGACGTGCCGGTCATCTGGGGCCTCCTGGGTGGTGGTGTTTCCTTGACACACACCACAGTAGTGCGTGACAACTCAGTTGTCAAGCATATTCGTGTTTGTGCAGGCCAGAGGCCGTTTTATGTGAGATCAACTTGTCAGGATGCACTCCCGTAGGTGATGAACCCGAGCACCAGCACAACGAGTGCGACGCCCAGCAGGACCGGGCCGGCCGGGGCGTCGGCCGATGCGGCGGCCCAGAACACCAGCAGGCCACCGGTGATTTCCAGCAGTCCGGCGACCCGCTTCACGGCGCATCCCCGCCCGGTTCCAGGCCGGGGCCGTTCACCTCATCGTTCGCCTCAGGGCCGCACCGGCATTCGGCCTTCAGGTCCCGGTTGGCCGGGCACGTCGAGTAGTGCTCGGCCCGCCGCAGCAGCTTTCCCCAACGCTTGCGGGACCGCTTGCCGCCGTCCGGCGAAGGCATCCCCCGGGCCAGGGCCCGGTACAGCTCGGTGGTGTGCAGCCACTCGACCGGGTGGTCCTGCAGGAGGTCCATCTCGGCCTCGAACGCGTCGCAGGCCGCGTCCCCAGACGGCTGCGGGCCGCTGGCCATGTTCCACATCATCAGGGTGGCCATCGAGGGGGCCCGCCGCTCCAGCCACCGCATCAGGTGCAGCCGGTGGGTGTCGGTCATGGTGGCGATGCGGACCATGGGGCCGACCTTCGGCTGCCACCATTCGCCTTGATCGATCAGCCACGAGATGGGGGCCTTCACCGGGCCGGTCGCCCGGCGGGCCGATGGCGGGTAGGCCTCTTCGACGGTGCGCACGGTGCCGCTGGCCACCTCATCCAGCAGCTTGTCGTGCAGGGTCCGGGACTCCTGGTGCTGGCACCAGTCCATGACGCCGGTGTTGTAGGCGCACCCGCAGCAGCCGAAGCCGGGTGCGCTCGGGTCGGTGTTCTGCTCGCGCAGGGCGTCGCAGAAGGCCCGGGTGGCGCCACAGCCCATGCAGGGGGCGGCGGCCGAGATGTAGGCCCGTCGGGCGGCCAGCACGGCCGGGAAGTCGGGGGAGGTCGTGGTGGTGGGCACGACGTGTCCTTTCAGTCGGTGGCGGGCAGGGCGTGGCGGGGTGTCGGTACGTCGTCCGTTCGGAACCGGATCGTGCGGGACTGCTCCAGGGCCAGCACGTACGGTCTGACCACGGAGTGCGCCGGTGCGGCCATCGGCCCAAGCGGTCCCAGCGGCTCCAGCGCCCCGGAGGTGCCCGGCTGGAACAGCTCGGCCAGCTCCACCGCCGGCAACTCCTGGGTGTGCCAGGAGAAGACCGTGGGCTGCTCGTTCTGTTCCCGGATGACCTCCAGGGCGCCGGCCGGGTCGAACCGGGCCAGCTCATCCAGGATCGGTTCCCGGGCGACCGGTGCGGCCGGGACGTCGTCGACCGCGACCGGAGCCGACCCGTCCAGGTCGTACAGGGCGACCAGCGGCGGCATCGGCAGGGGCAGCCGGTCGCCGGAGGCCTCCAGGTCGGCCACGATCGCGTCGAAGCGGGCGTTCAGGTCGGCGATGGCCGCGTCGAAACTGGCCTTCCAGGCGGCCGAGCGGCGCCGCTCCTCCAGGTCCGCCATCGACACCCGGGCGACGGCCGGGGCCGCCTGCGACTGCTCGAACGTGGTCAGCGCGTGGGCCTCGGCGACCCGGTTGCGGCGGCGGGCCCAGGCTTCCCGGGCCAGCCCGAAGCCGACCGCCGGCACCCCGACGGCCAGCAGAAACACCACCAGCTTCAACAGCAGCATCATGACTCCACCTTCGCACGTTCGCGGCGTTCCTGGCGGGTGGGGAGGCTGACCGCCCGGGGGTCGCCCCGCCTGCGGGCGCGGCTGAGCGCGACGTAGAGGGCGGCTTTGCTGACACCCATCCGGCCGGCGATGCTGGCAATGGTGGCGGTCGGGCCGGCCGCGCTGGCGTACAGCTTCCACTCGTCGAGCATGTCGTCATTGACCGTGTGGACACGCTGGTACTGGTCGAGCCGGCGATGGCTCCAGGCCCACATGTAGCAGTTCTTGTCCAGCCCCCGGGCGTGGATCTCCCCGAAGCGGCCACAGGCGGCACAGTCGCCCTGGCGACGCCGCTTGGCGCTCACTTGACCAGCTCCGGGTCGCGGGGGAGGGGCCGCTCGGCCCGGTCCCAGTAGGCCAGCAGGCGGATGCCTTCCAGCCGGCGGTCGCCGGTGCTGAGCAGGCCGCGCCGGAACGCGTCGAGGACTCGCGCGAACTGGGGCTGCCGGTTATGCTCCTCGGCGAGCTGGGCCAGGTCGCACAGGTCTTCGAACAGGCCGAGGATCCGGGCCTCATCCATGACAACTCCCATGCCGTCGTGGCGGATGCGTACGAGCCTTCATCTCAGCATATGTCACAGAAGTTGTCAAGTGACTTGTCAATTCGGCTGCTTGACAGCGGAGTTGTCTTCGTGATCTGCTGGAAGCGTGAGCACTCCCCCCACCCAACCCCAGGACTCTTCGCCACCGCCGGGCCTGTCCGGCCAGGATGGCATGAAGTACAAGTACGCCAGCGTCGTGCTCGGCATGGACGCGGCCGACTGGATCAACGCCGTGCGCTACCCCGGTCCGCCGGAGGCGCCACTGCCGAAGGTGTCGTACCGGGACATCGCGCCCAGGTTGTCCGTCCTGATCGACCAGTACGTGTCGCACGAGTCGGTGCGCAAGTGGCACCAGAGCCGCTACCCGGAGGCGATGGACGCCGAGTCCGCACCGGCCACCACCACAGAGGAGTAGTTCGTGGCTGAACCGGCCCAGCGGCGCACCGACGAGGACGGCGGGAAGTTCTACGAGCACCCCACCCGCTTGGACTCGGCCGGGGCGCCCGCCCAGTACGACTCGGTGACTTCCGCCTTGAGCATCTACGAGAAGGACGGCTTGAAGTGGTGGGCCGCGAAGCTGGCCGCCCGCCGGGCGGCCGACAACCTGCCCAAGCTGCTGGTCGCCCAGCGCATCGAGGACTGCGGCCGGGCGTGGGCCCGGACCGAACCGTACCGATGTGGCCAGTGTGTGGCGTGTGTGCAGCGGTGGGTTGAGCTGTTCCACGTCGGTGAGTCCAGCCGCCGCCGCCGGGAGGGTTCCGTCCTGCACGACGTCCTCGAATACCGGGTGCTGCGCGACGGGTGGCCGGATCAGGACGCCCTGGAGAAGATCGTCTCGGCGCAGAACGGGCAGGAGGACGGCGCCGGGGAGGTGCACTACATCACCTTGGACGTCATCGAGCCGTACGTGGCCGCGCTGCGGCAGTGGTGGGACGACTTCGGGCTGACCACGCGGGCGGTGCAGGCGGCCGAGATGACCGTGTGGAACCACTCGTACCGCTACGCCGGCACGCTCGACCTGGTGGCGACGATCCACCCGGTGAACAAGCAGGCGGCGAAGCTGTGCGCCCGGCTGTGCCCGCACGACCCGTACCGGCCGGCCACCGTGCTGGTCGACTTGAAGACCCGCGAAGGTGAGGGCAAGCAGCTCTACGACGAGCACTCATTGCAGCTCACCGCGTACCGGCACGCCGAGACGTGCACCCCGAAGTTCGGCACCGGTGAGGAGCGGCCGATGCTGGCCACGCACGGGGCGATGGTGCTGCAGGTCCGCCCGGACGGCTACACGTTCGAGCCGGTGCTGTCGGAGCTGTCGGAGCTGCACGCGTTCCTGGGGTTGTTGACGACCTACCGGTGGAAGCAGCGGCGGGGCCCGGCCTCGATCGCGGTGGGTAGCTTTCCGGTGCCGGCCGGCTGGGTGTGGGACCCGGACGCCAAACCGGCACCCTGGACCGACGGGGCCGACGCCGCCGCGCCGGCCGAGCCGCCCCCGCCAGCCAAGAAGACCACCCGTGCCCGGAAGGCCCCCGCGAAGAAGGCCGCCGAGCAGCCCCCGGCATCACCGCCCGCCCCGGAGCCGGGCGCCCACCCGGGGGGTGCCCCCCGGATGGCCTCGGCCACCCTCGACAGCCTGGCCACCACCACCCGAGGCGCCGGGGTGCGCCGTGAACTGCGTGACGAGGACATTCCGTTCTAGCGTGTTGGCCGGCGTGCCGACCCGTGCGCTACTGTCACCCGATACCACCACTGAAGGGCAGCGATGTCGATCAAGTACCTTCCGGCCCGCCGGGACGGCCAGTCCATCCGGGACATGCAGGCCCGCATGGTTGAGCTGGGCCGCATCCGGCTGGGCATCTTCAACCCCAACAAGGGCAACCGGGGCGCCCCGGACAAGTTGGACCGGTTCCGGTTGACCTCCGACGACGAGCGGCTGATCCGGATGGCCGCCAAGCTGTACGGCGGCGAGCCGGAGCAGTGGACCCCGCAGCGGTCCCGCCGCACCGAGTGGCAGGTGATCACCGAGGTCAACGAGATCCCGGTGCAGATTCCCCGGCAGCGCATCGAGCCGTGGATGGAGGCCTGGAAGCCGAACATGTGTGTGCGTCGCTGTGACGGCGAATGGGACCGCCAGCAGGACGAGGCGTGCGTGTGTAACGGCCCGAACCCGCCCGGCCAGATGGAGCTGTGCAAGCCCACCGTGCGGGTCAACCTGGTGCTGCCGGAGCTGCCCGGGTTCGGGGTGTGGCGTCTCGAATCGCACGGCGAGTACGCCTGCGCCGAGCTGTCGGCCCTGGCGCCGTACGTGGCCGACGTGTCCATGGACGTGCCGGCGATGCTGCGGCTGCGGGAGGAGACCCGCCGCTACATGGATCCGGTCAAGGAAAAGCCGGTGAACACGACCTTCTACGTGCCGTGGCTGTCGATCACGGCGGCCACCCCGGCCCAGCTGGCGGCCGGCGGCGGGGTGCTCGCCTCGGCGTTGCGGCCCGCGCTCGCGGCCTCCGTCGAGCAGCAGGCCATCGAGGCCGGCCCGGCCACCGAGCGGGAGGTGGTCGAGCGGGAGCCGGACAACGAGCCGGATGAAGCGCCCGCCCTGGCCCGCGCGGCGGCCCGGCGTGACGAGCCGAAGCCGAACATGGAGATCGACGACACCGAGCGGTCCCGGATTCTGGCCGCGATTGAGGCGGCCGACCTGACGAAGCTGGAACAGATCCGATCCGCCCTGGCCGCCCGAAACATCCGGGACAAGACGGTGCAGGACGCCTGGGTGTCCAAGCGCAACGCGTGGCGGGCGGTCGCCGAGCTGGAGCAGGCCGACGACCAGACCCTGCGTGAGGCGTTGGCCAACCTGCCGCCGGACCACCAGGAGCGGCTGAAGCAGCGGCTGACAGCCGTTGAGCAGGAGGCCCAGGAGGATCCGGAGCTGTACCGGGAAGCGATCGAACGGGGCGCCACCGACGAGGCCATCGCCGAGGCCGGCGGGGTGGTGCACTGGCTGGCTGATGCCGACCAGGCGGCAGCTCGAACGGCCGTCGAGCATGGCCTCCTGGCACCGGACCTGGTCGGCACCGACCAGGTGGTGGTCCGGGCGGCCGTCGAGCACGAGGGCGGAATGGTCCACCTCGGGCACGAGGTGGACGGGCAGTTCATTCCCGTGGCGCTTGCCCGCAGCGAGGATTACCAGGTAGGTAACGAGGTCGTGGTGGGTGGCCTGACGTTCACCAAGATCTCCGATGGGCCCAGCCTGGACGACTTCGTGGACGTGGGCACCACCGACGAGGGCCGGACCGAGACCGGGCCGGAACCGGACCAGAACGAGCACTACACGATGATCTTCAACTTGGCCGGCCAGCGCGGGCTGACCACGGTGCAGACCAACGACCTGATCAAGTCGTACTGCAAGATCGACAAGATCTCGGAGGCGGACGGCTGGCAGCTCAAGCGGGTGTACGAGGCGATGAAGGCGAAGTTGATCTAGATGCTCGACTACCCGATCGGCGAGTGGATCAACCGCCACCAGTGGTTGGCCGGCGGCATCGCCCTGGCTGCCTCGATCATCCTGTTCATCCTGGTCTACCGGGGCATCGGCAGGAGGCCGTGATGAACGCGACGACGCCGGTGACGGCGGTGGCCGCCGACGAGCCGGCCCGCTGCCCGAATCCGAAGTGCCGCCGGCCGGTCATCGAGGCCCAGGTGATCGGCCGGACCGGCGCGCCCAAGCCTGTCACACTCGACCCGGAGCAGGTGTCCTGGGCCGACAACGGCCGGTACCGTCGGGTGCTGCACGTCCGGGTCGGCCTTGCGGCCCGGATGCCGGTGACCCGGCTGGTGTCCCCGGGGGCAGGGTTCGGCTCGACGAGCCTGTACCGCGACCACAAGCTGACCTGCCGGGGCGGTACCGGGGTGCGGCTGAAGTCCCGGGAGCACGGATGACCAGGCCTTTCACCAGTAGTGGGACGCCGTGGTACCTGCAGCCGATGACCGCGTACGACCTGGAATCCACCGGGGTGAACGCCCGCACCGACCGGATCGTGACCGGCTACGTGGGCACCCTGTGGCCACGCGAGCAGGGCGCCGGCATCGAGGTGAGCGCCAAAGTGCTCATCAACCCGGGGGTGCCGATCCCGGCCGGGGCCACCGAGGTGCACGGCATCACCGACGAGCAGGTGCGGGCGCACGGCTGCGACCCGCGTGACGGCATCGAGTCGATCGCCTACGCCATCGCCCGGTCGCTGATGGCCGGGTTCCCGGTGGTCGGCTTCAACGTGGCGTACGACCTGACCATGCTGCACTACGAGTGCGTGCGGTGGGGGGTGTCGACGGTCGGGGAGCGGCTCGGCTGCAAAGCCGACGGCATCGGCCCGATCATCGACGCGCACGTACTGGACAAGGCGGTCGACCCGTACCGGCGCGGCTCCCGCAAGCTGGAACCGACGTGTGAGGCGTACGGGGTGCGCATCGACGGGGCCCATGACGCCCAGTACGACGCCCTGGCCGCCGCCCGGGTGGCGTACCGGATCGCCTGCCGGTATGAGGAGATCGGCGACGCGCCCCTGCAGGCCTTGCACGATCGGCAGCGGGTCTGGCGCCGCGAGCAGGCCGCCGGCCTGCAGAACTATCTCCGGCACAAGAAGCAGCCCCCACAGCCGGACGCCGTGGTCGACCCATGCTGGCCGGTCTGTGTCGACCCCACCCACCTGCCGGACTGAAGGAGCTGATCATGCGCGTGTTCGCCCACTCCCTCCACGGTGTCGAGCTGGCCTGGAACCACGTCGTGGCCTGGCGGCTCGACGGCGGCCGGATCACCCTGCGCTACGACACGGCGGTGCGAGTCGGCCCACCCCTGGAGTCCCTGCAGCTGCCCACCTCGATCGTCGGCGTAACCGATGACGACTGGGCCAACCATCACCGGCCCGAACCCACCCGGGCCGGCCCGTACACCCGAGGGAAGGATCCCCGATGACTCCACCGAAGCGGCCGTTGGCGGCCGACGGGCCGGTCAAGCTGCAGGGCAAGCAGCCGCCGGTCAAAGACGGCATGAACGGCCTGGGCACCCTGCACCACGAGGTGCTCAAGCACCCGAATGACGCGTTCTTCATCGTGGCCCGGGTGGCGCCGGTCGAAGGGAAGCTCAAGTACGGCTCCGGCATCCACGAACCCCAGCTGCTGATCACCCACGTGGAAGGCCTGCTCGGCGCGGACGCCCGGGAGGCGGCCGAACTGCTCGATCGGGCGTACCGGCGGCGCACCGGCGGCGACCAGCCGACCCTCTTCGATGACGCCCCGGACGCCCCGGACCGGTCGACTCCGGACAAGCCGGGGGACGAGCTGGACCCGGACGCCGGGGTGGGCGACGGCTTGGAGCACGAAGCGCCATGGTAGGTACGACCGGACAGGCGTTGACAAGCGCACTGTCACCTGATGAGATGGGTGACATGTTGCCTGTGGTCGACGTCACCGACGCCCCGACTGACGCGTTTCGGCCGGACAGCCGGATCGTCACGTTCAGCCAGTACGGCAAGGCGTTCCCGCTGCCGGACGACCGGGTCATGCTGACCACTGCGGCGTGGCGGCGGCCGGGCCGGGTGTACGCGGCCGACTACGGCAAGAAGCTCGTGTTCGTAGAATTCGAGCCCAGCTGAGACCCGGTTAGGGTTCATCCACCACACGCTCACGAAAGGTCACCATGACCGGAGAAATCCACGCCACGATCGTCGGCAATCTCGGCGACGACCCGGAGATGCGTTTCACCCCCAGCGGCACGGCCGTCTGCAAGTTCCCGGTGGCCAACACCGCGCGCAAGCGCAACGACGCCGGGGAATACGTTGACGAAGAACCCACCTGGGTGAACGTCACCTGCTGGCGGAGCCTGGCGGAGAACGCCGTCGAGAGCCTGAAGCGGGGTACCCGCGTGATCGTGCACGGCACGATGCGCAACCGGCCCTGGGAGGACAAGGAAGGCAACAAGCGGTACAGCCTCGACATGGAGGCGTACGCGCTGGGTGTCGAGCTGACCTGGAACACCGTGCAGGTCGAGAAGGGCGCCCACACCGCCAAGCAGGGCAACCGGGGTGACGACGAGTGGGCGTCGGCCAGCAAGCAGCGCCCGGCCCCCCAGGATGGCCGGCAGAACGGCCAGCAGGCCAACCGGCAGCGCCAGCACCAGCAGGCCGGCGACAAGGGCCGGACCGCCAACGACCAGCGGGCCACCCAGTCCGCCGACGAAGCACCCCCCTGGTAACCCGCAAGACATCCTTGGACCGGCGGCCGTGGCATCTTCCCCCGAGGGCCACGGCCGCCCTGTACCCTCGCCGGCTGACCGCCCAACCGCGAAAGGCGCGCACGTGAAGATCTTCGCCTGGCCCGGGTCCGTCGGCGACGGCTGCTTCGAATACCGCATCCAGATGCCGCTGCGGGAGCTGGCCGAACAGCGGGGCCACGAAGTGCAGGTGTCCCAGCAGATGAACGCGTGGGCCCGGGAAGAAGCCGACATCATCGTCGGCCAGCGGGTCGCGCTGAACCCCCCGTCGGTGCTGTGGCAGACCCTGGCCGACCCGAAGCTGCGCTCCCGCGAGCACCACCTGGTGTTCGAGCTGGATGACGACCTGTGGGCGATCGACCCCCGACACAACCGGTTCGCCGAGGTGTTCAAGCGGCCGGGCGTGGCCGACAACCTGCGGGACAACATCCGGGCCGCCGACCTGGTCACCGTCTCCACGGACGTGCTGGCCTCGGTGGTCAGCAAGTACAACCCGAACGTGCGGATCCTGCCCAACTGTGTGGACGAGTCGGTGCTGGCCATTCCGGTGCCGCTGTTCCGGCGCAACCCGGACTATCCGCTGATCACGCTGGGCTGGCAGGGCTCCCCCACCCACCACGAGGACTGGAAGATCGTGCAGCCGGTGGTCGCCGAGATCATGCACGCCAACCCGCACGTTCGGATGCGCTTCCTGGGCACCAACTACCCGGATGGGCTGCCCCCGCAGCAGGTCGACTTCGAAATGTGGACGAAAGACCTGGGATTGCACCACAAGCGGGTGTCGAAGTTCCACATCGGCCTGGCCCCGCTGGTCGACACCACGTTCAACCGGTCCAAGTCGGGGCTGCGGGCCATCGAGTACGCCGCCCTGGGCGTGCCGGTGGTGGCCACCGACTGCCCGGCGTACCGGCCCTGGGTGCGCTCCGGGGTCACCGGGTACCTGTGCCGCACCCGGGACGACTGGATGGACGCGCTGACCACGCTGATCGCCGACGCGGAGGCCCGCCGGGTGATGGGTGTGGACGCCCGGCTCGTTGCCGGCCGGTGGACCATCCAGGCCAACGCCCACCTGTGGGAAGACGCCTACGCTTCGATCCTGTGATCCACCACCACAAGGAGCCACCACCATGTCTTTGCCCGATCCCTGGCAGCACTACCGGCCGGATGACTTCTCACCCCGCAACGATCCGGACGGCCGGCTGGCCGAGCTGTACCGCCAGCAGAAGGGCGTCTGGCCGGTCGGCTCCCGACAGCATTGGGAAGCCGACCGGAAGGAGCGCGAGGAGCGTCACCAGCCGTTCAACTACGCGGCGCACCCCTCGGCCGGGCCGCCACCGCCAGCGGAAACGGGTCCGCTCCGGCTGGACGAGTTGCGGACCGTCAGCCTGCGGACCGAACGGCTGCGGGGCCAGATGCGCATCCGGCTGGACTCGCTGCTGATGGCGTCGGTCAAGGCCGACGTGGTCCGCCACGAAGTCGATCGCATGTACGAAGAACTGGTGCTCCGGCTGCAGGCGCAGGTGCTCCGCGAGGACATCGGCCGCGAGCACGTGACCGCCACCGAACGGATCACCCACACGACCGAACACTTCGGGCCGGCCACCTGGTGGGACTTCTGGAAGCTCACCTACGGCCACCGGTGGTGGGCCCGCTGGTGGGTGCGCCGGCACCCGGCCCGGGTGATCGAGCACCCGCAGACCACCCGGTGGGTGGCGACCGCCACGTTCGACCTGGAAAAGTACCGGACCTACCCGCACGCGGACGTCCGGATCCGGGACCAGCTGGGCCCCGACATCATCCACTTCCCGGTGCCGACCACCGTGCACATCGTGTGGTCGCAGCAGTGAAACGCTGGCGGCACCGGGCGCCGGCCGAGCCTGAAACCCCCTGGCCAATCTGGCTGTTTCTAATCTGTTTGTTCGCTTTCGCGCTGTTTTTCCTGTGGAGGTTGTGATCATGCCACTTCGAGCGTGGCTCTGGCTGCTGGCCTTGGGCGCCTTCCTGCTGGGCCTGAAGTTCGTGGTGAAGGGATGACACGCATCCCCCGGGGCGCCGTGGTGGCCACCCACAACCGGCCGGCCGAGCTGGCCCGGTGCGTGGCCGCGCTGGCGCCCCAGGTCGACGCGATCGTGGTGGTGGACAACGCCAGCGACCCGCCGGTGGATCTGCCGCCGAACGGCACGCTGACCTGGGTGGTCAGCGACCCGGAGCAGCCGCCGAACCTGTCCCGGCTGTGGAACGTCGGTATCGACGCCGTTCGGGACACCCTGGCCCGGTTCGACCTGCTCGACGAGACGGGCCGCTGGGACGTCGCGGTGGTCAACGACGACGCCACCGTGCCACCCACGTGGTTCAACGCGGTAGCCGGGGCGATGCGCGACTTCGGGGCCGACGCGGCCAGCGGTGACCCGTTCGGGGTGCTCCCGCCCGACTACATCATCGCCTACGGGGCCGACGCCCCCATGTCGGTGGCGACCCGGCTGGCCGGCTGGGCGTTCATCCTGCGCGGCGAGTGGCCGGGCGCCCGCCTGGATGAGCGGCTGCGCTGGTGGTACGGCGACGACGAGATCTCGTTGCGCGCCCGCCAGGCCGGCGGCCTCGTGCACGTCGGGGGTCTTTCGGTCCCGAACAGTCACGCCGACCAGTCCACCACGGGTGAACTGGCCGTCCAGGCCGGCAAGGACCGGCAGACCTTCATCGACATCACCGGGAGACAGCCATGGTAAGTGACGAGGAGCGAGCGGCCGAAACGCTCGTACGGCTCAGCCGCTGGATCGACGAGTCCGCATCCAACGCCGGCCGCGACCCGGAGGCCCGCACCTGGGGCCGGGTCGCCAAGGTGGCGGAAGAGTGCGGCGAGGCGGTGGCCGCGCTGATCGGCGCCACCGGACAGAACCCCCGCAAGGGGATGACCCACTCCATGGATGACGTCGAGTGGGAGCTGTACGACGTTGCCCTGACCGCACTGACGGCTGCCGAACACATTCGGGGCCACGACGGCGGGGCGCTGGCCGGCCTGTTCCACCTGCTGGAGGAGAAGGCGACCATGCTGGACGGGCTGGAGGACCAATGGTGATCTTCACGCCCAAGCACGAACTGCTCCGCGCACTGCACCAGGCACTCCGGCCGGCCACCTATCTGGAGACCGGCGTCCAGTTCGGGTTGAGCCTGCACCTGGCCACCGCCAACTGCTACGCCGTGGGCATCGACCCGGACCCCCACGGGGTCGCGTACACCAAGCTGGGCAGCCAACACCAGATCTACCCCATGACCTCCCGGGAGTACTTCGCGCAGATCGAGCCGCCGGCCCTGGACTTCGCGTTCATCGACGGCATGCACCTGATCGAGGAAGCCTGGTTCGACTTCGTCTCGATCGCCCGGTACGCCCACGCCGGCACCGTCGTGGCCATTGACGACGTCCTGCCCCGCAACCAGATGGAGGCCCGCCGGCAGGCCAACCCGGGCGACTGGACCGGCGACGTCTGGAAGATCATCCCCATCTTGCGGGACGTCGAACGGACGTCCGGCCTGCGGACGACCCTGGTGGACGTCGAACCCACCGGCCTACTGCTGGTGGACGGGTTCTGCCGACCCGGCTCCGCCGGTGTCCCCATCATCGGGTTGGATGACGACGTCATGGGTGACATGCTGGTGCCGGATGACATTCTGGCCCGCAAGGGCGCCGTCTCCCCCACCGATGCCATCAAGTTGATCACAGAAGGCAGGACCACGTGAGAATCGCTGTCACCGGCGGCGCCGGTTTCCTCGGCTCGGCCACCGTACGGGCCCTCCAGGACCACGGACACCACGCCTGGGCGTTCGACCACGCCCACGGCGACGACATCCTGGGCCCCCTCGACAAGGGTCTCAGCGACCCGTACGGCGACGAGGGGGAGCTGGGCCGGCCCGCTGACCACGTGGTGCACCTGGCCGGGGTGCTCGGCACGGCTGAGCTGTTCGACGACGTCACCAACGCCATCGACGTCAACGTGCACGGCACCAACCTGATTCTGGACTGGTGTCACAAGAACGGTGCCGGCTTCACCGGCATCACCATGCCGGACGCGTTCCCATCGATCTACACGGCGACGAAGATCGCCGCCGACCGGCTGGCCGCCGCCTACCACCACGCCTACGGCATGCCGGTGTCCCGGGTGCGGGCGTTCAACGCGCACGGGCCGGGCCAGAAGCACGGGCCGGGCCACCCGCAGAAGATCCTGCCCACGTTCGCGACCCTGGCCTGGGCGGGCAAGCCGCTGCCGGTGTGGGGTGACGGCACCCAGGGTGTGGACCTGGTGACCACGCGGGACGTGGCCCGGATGCTGGTGTCGGCCGTCCAGTACGGCGGCCGAGACGAGGTGTTCGACGCCGGCACCGGGACCATGGTCAGCGTGCTGGACGTGGCCGACTTCGTGAACGCCCACACCGGCAACAAGGCGGGGGTGGAGTTGCTACCGATGCGCAAGGGCGAGGTGCCGACCAGCATCGTGGCGAAGGGTGAAGGCTGGGACCTGGCCGGCTGGCGGCCGGTGTTCCGCTGGACGGACGTGGCCGACACGATCGACTCCTACCGGCCGAGGCTGGGCAGATGACCACGGGTGGGTGGCGTCGGAGCAAGCTCGGCCGGCAGGTCCGGGCCGAGGGGTGGCGTCGGACACTGCACACCCGGGCGCGCTCGGCTTACCACGTCAACCGGCATCGGCTGGTCAACCGATGGTGGGACATGCTGGCCGTCGTCCAGGGTTACTGCAACCATCGGCCGGATGCGCCCGAGCACGGCCGGACCGGCGGATACGCGCACTGGCGGTGCGCCCGGCGTCGGGGGCACCTCGGACTGCACCGGTACCAGAACTACGTGTGGGACGACGACGGGCGCACCGAGTACGACCCGGTGGAGCACGCGGTCAGGCAGCCCCACGAGCGGCACCTGGCGCACCGGCGGGCCGGGGAGCGGGCACTGTGGCGGGAGTACCGATGGTGACCCGGGTGGCGTTGTATTCGGCCCTGTATGGGGCGTACGAGTACGTCAAGCCGTTGCCGGCGGACCTGGGCTGCCCGGCCATCCTGTACACCGACGAGCCCGGCATCGAGGCGCCGGGTTGGGAGGTGCGGGTGGTCGACGACCACTTCATGCCTGAGCAGGAATGGAACGCGCAGCGGGTCGACCCCAAGGCCACCTGGGCGATGATGGCCCACAAGTACTGGAAGTGTCATCCGCACGAGGCGCTGCCCGACGTGGACGTCTCCCTGTGGGTGGACGCCTCGCTGCTCATCTACCCGGGCGACGGCGCGGGCGGGTATGCGGCCCGCTGCCTGCGGGCGCTCGGGGATGACGACTGGGTGACTGTCCGGCACCCGTACCGGGACTGCATCTACGCCGAGGCCGAGTTCTCGGCCACCCTCGCCCGGTATGACCGGGCGAGCCTGGAAGGCCAGGCGCTGCGCTACTGGCTGGCCGGGCACCCTGCCCACTGGGGGCTGTTCGCCACCGGCGCCAACGTGCGCCGGCACACCGACGTCGTGAGAGCGGTGTGCGCGAACTGGTGGTCAGAGATCGTGTTCCACTGCCACCAGGATCAGGTGTCACTGCCCCCGGTGTTCCGGATGTCCGAGAACGTCAATATGCCCCTGCGCCGGAATGCCAACATGCCTTGGGCGGCATGGTGGGGCGTCTACGAACATGGGAGGCCATCGTGAGTGACCCGGCATACCCTCGCCGGAAGACCATCTTGATCATCGTGGTGTTGTTCACGCTGTGCGTGTGCGGCGTCTTCTGGAAGGGAGTGCACTAAATGTACGGAGCCTGGAAGCCTAACCCCGACGCCTCCGGCAGGGATCGAGGCCACTTCCTGACCATGGACCGCAAGGTCATCGTGGCCGCCACCGCCGAAGAGATCGGTCACGCCTTCGGTACGGACGCCGAGGCCGTCGAGCTGACCACGATCAGCGTCCGCGAGTGGCTCGGCCGGTACGGCCACGTGCCGGACGGCCGGCCCGACCCGCTCGTTCCGCCGACCCGGTGGCAGCCGCTCCGCGCGCCGGACGGCGCGCCGTGGTACGCCCACCTGGACGGCCCCTGCGGCCCCGAGTGCCAGCACGCCCCGGACGGCGGCAACCACCCCGTACAGGGTGGGGAGCCGTCGGCACCATGACCGAACAGAAGGCCGCCATCGAGCGGATCGAGATCACCGGCGGCCGGTTCGACTGCGCCGTGGTCATCCCCACCCACCCCGGCCGTGGCGAAAGCCACGACCGGGGCACCCTGCTGGGCCGGGCCGTCCAGTCGGTGCTCGACCAGCAACTCCTGCCGAAGTGGATCGTGATCGCGCACGACCTGGGCCCGTACGGGGCCGAGTCGACCCGGCAGGCCGGCCTGGACGCGGCGGCCCAGCTGGGCACCGAATGGGTGTCCTTTCTGGACAGTGACGACACCTGGTACCCGCAGCACCTGCGGGCGCACCGGGATCTGCTCGACCATGGCGGACCCAACTACGAAGGTGGCGACGTCGCCTACAGCTGGTTCGACGGCAACGACCCGTTTCCGGCGCACCGGGGCCGGGTGTACGACCCGACCGAACCACACCACCTGACCATGACCTTGACGGTGCGCACCAGCCTGGCCGTCCAGGCCGGGTTCGTCCTGCCGGACGGGCCGCTGCACCAGGAATGGTCCGGCGAGGACTGGATGTTCCAGCTCCGCCTGCGCGACCTGCGCGCCCGGTTCGTCGGCACCGGCGAGGTCACCTGGACCTACCAGGTTCACGAGGGCAACACCTCCGGGCTGCCCACCCGGGGGGACGCGCAGCGGTGAGCGGCGACCAGCGCCCGAAGTGGCCGGGCCTGCCGATCCTGGTCGGCCTGGTCGTGCTGGCGATCATCCTGTACGCCTACGCCCTGGCGTCCGGCCAGCTGGAGTGGCCACCACGCATCCACCTCAATCCATGACCGAAAGGCAGGACATGAAGGTCATCGTCATCACCCGGGACCGGGTCAGCTACGCCAAGCAGTGCGTTCGCGCGCTGATGGACAGCGCGGGCGTCACCGACATTCACATCGTCGACCACGGCTCGACATACGAGCCGATGCTGACCTGGCTTGGCCAGGTGGCCGGCCCCTACGGGGCGTCCGACGCCTACCCGGGCGCGGAGCCGAACGGGCGGATCCACGTGCACTGGAAGCCCAACGCGCACCCGCGTGACATCTGGACCAACGGCACCCTGGCCGCGATCGTGCGGCCGGAGGAACGCTTCATCGTCACCGACTGCGACATCGTGGTGCCCACCGATGTGGACTGGGTGACCCAACTCGGTGTACTGCTCGACGCCCGCCACGACGTGGTCAAGGCCGGACTGAGCCTGCGCATCCAGGACCTCCCGCCGGAGATCGAGCGCACCGAGCAGATCCACCGGTGGGAGTCGCAGTACCGCACCCCGGACCGGCTGCGCAAGGCGGCCGGGAGCAACCTGTGGTACTTCGAGGCGTCAGTGGACACCACAGTGGCCATGTACCCGCGGTTGCGCCCGTACGCGATCGACCCGGCGGTCCGGCTGGCCCACGTCGAGGCGGTGCACCTGCCCTGGTACGAGGACCCGGACAAGCTGACCACGGAGCAGCGCTACTACCTGGCCCACGCCGAGCACGGGCACTGGCGGCAGCCGGCCGGCTACGTCGACAATCGCAACCTGTAGGGGGCACCATGCACACCGACAACAGCCAGTTGACCGACCAGATCACCCCGGCCGAGGGGCTGGAGCGGGAGCTGGCCCGCCTGCTGAACCGGCACTCCGCCGAGAACGTCTCGAACACGCCGGACTTCATCCTGGCCCGAGTCCTGATCGATGCACTCGACGCGTTCAACAGGAGCGTCCGGTGGCGCGCCCGGTGGTACGACGGGATCCGTGAGCCCGGCCGGGGCGACGAGGCGAACAACACCACCTACGACTCGGCGGTGCAGCGGGACCTGGTGCGCCGGCTCAGCGACCAGCGCGACGCCCTGAACGCGGCATACACCGTGATCATGATGATTCCGCAGGCCGATCCCCGCGTGGACGCGGACCCACCCACCTCGCAGGGTCAGGCGCTGTACGACGAGCTGGTCAACGCGGCCAGCCGGTGGGTTACCCGGTACAAGCCGTTGACCGAACCGCCGATGGAGATCACCGTCGAGGACGACGAGGACCCGGAAGGCGCGGGTGTCGAGTCGGAGTACCAGGTCACCGAGCGGGACGCCCCCGGCGGGTCGTGATGCTCGGCGACCAGCCCGGGGTGTCCCGGGATGAACTGTTGAACGAATGGCAGCAGCGCGCCCCCCTCGGCGACAGCTACGAAGAGGTGGCCGACCGGCTCGGCATGGCCCGGTACACCTTCAAGCGGGCCCTGATGCGCGCCAGGAGGGCCGGGGACCCACGCGCAGTGCCGAGCACCAACCGGCGCCGCTCGCGCCGCAAGCGGCCGGCTGGAGGGGCGCAGTGACCGAATCCGAGGGCAGCGGGGAGTACATCCACGACACCCCGGAGAAGCTGGAGGCGGTGCGCCAGCTCGACGCGGCGATCAGCAACTACCAGCGGGTGTTCGGCGACCACCGGATGGTCACCGACTGGGTGGTGTTGACCGCGTCGAGCAGCCCGGACAGCGAAGGCACCCGGTACGCCTGGCTGGTGCCGGAGATGCGGCCGTCCTGGCATCACCTACTCGGCCTGGTGCGGGCCTGCACGCTCCTGCTGGAGGGCCACTACCAGGACGATTAACTGCCGATGCCGGCGGTGGAGCAGAACAGGCCGAAGGCGGTCAAGGCGACCGCGCCGGCCAGCAGGTTGTAGCGGGGCGACACGACGAAGATCGAGACCACGCCGAGCACACCCGCGATGAGGAACAGCACGGCTGCAAGCGTCATGGCCCGGTGGTACCCCACCGGGCCATGATCGTCACATCGGGCTATTCGTCTTCGTCTTCGTCCGGTTCGTGGTCTCCGGCCGCATCAGTCGGACCATCTCACGGGCCAGCGCGCACGCCACGAGGGGCGCGGCTTCGACGAAGGTCCGATGCAGTGGCGCAAAGGCCTTTTCCAGGCCATCGTTGATCTCGTTCAACGGGTGGTCGCGATCGGCGTAGCTCATGGGGCCTCCTGAGTGGCGGACTTCACTGGCGCGTTCACCGCTCGGCCCGCTTGGCGAACCGGTCCTGGGCGGTGCCGGCAATGGTCACCATCTCGGCGAACGTCTTCGAGTTGACCACGCGGACGTTGCGGGCCCAGGCCCGGCAGTCGGCCAGCGTGCGGAATCCGGGGACGGTGTGGGATTCGCGGTACATGAACGCGGCCACGTCGTTGATCTCGGTGTCGAGGAGTCCGGCCTCGATCACGCCGTTGTCGAAGATGCGGACCCGCTTGCCGGAGTCGACCAGGATGTTGCCGTGGTCTTCCAGGTAGCTGTCCGCCAGCTCCTGGGAGATCTCACCGGCGGCCACCCGCCGGGGCAGCTCGACGGTCTCGGCCTGCTCGTGCGCCAGGCTGGTCGTGTAGTACACCTGGAGGTCCGGGTGCAGCTCACCGAAGGCCTGCGCCATCTCGAACGCCTCGGCCCAGGTGCCGGCCCAGTTGGTGGCGCGCTGGAACCGGTTGGCGCGGGGCTTGCGCCACGCGATCGTCCAGGTCTTGGCCTTGGCGGCCTGCGACTCGGTGGCGTACGCGGGGGAGACGGACGTTGCGGCGGTGGCGAGCGTGGCAGACATGGGGGCCTCCTGGGCGGTGGACTTTCGCTTGCAGAGCAAGCGTACCACCCTGACAACTCAGTTGTCAAGCCCTCAGATGCGCTTGCGCACGCCCCTACGCCGGGGCAGCGACCGGTATCCGATGATCTTGCCTCGGCGGGCGATGACCTTGTGGGCCTCCTTCTTCGCGTACCGGCGCAGCCGGGGGTTGGCAAAAAAGTAACGCCGGTAACCACTGTGCCTTGCTCACGAATCCCTGCGGGAGTCCGTGCTTACGTCGACCTGGCACAGTCTGGCTCACCTCCCCGGTTCGGCGAGCGACCGGCGCCCGCGTTCCACTCCCTCAAGCGTACTCCTTCATGTAAAAGCGACCTACGGTCTACCATTTCAACGTGAAGAAACTCCAGATCCGCCACTGCGCTTACGCGCCTTGCGGAAAGCCCTTCGAGGCGTGGCCTTCCCAGCCGCGTCGGTTCTGCTCCCAGCGGTGCTCATGGGATGCACGGAGCCGTGCCGTCGCCTTCAAACGGAAGGCCTGTGCCGCCTGTCGGGAGGAGTTTCAGCCCACCAGCCCTCGGCAACAGTGGTGCGCCGTGTGCTCTGATGGCACCAAGGCGAGCCGGGCCAAGCTGCGCCGTTACGGCGTCACCACCACCCTCTGGTCAGAACTGGTGGGCCGGTTCGACGGCCTGTGCTGGATCTGTCGAGAACGCCCAGCCGACACCGTGGATCACAATCACGAGACAGGACAGGTGCGTGGCGCGCTCTGCCGGGTGTGCAACATGGTCTTGCACTACGTGGAACGCGATGGGTGGTGGGAGGCTGCCCAGGCATACCTCGCGATGCCCACATAGTCGTTACCCCGGCAGGCGCACCCCGGGCGGCAACTCCAGCGCGTCGAGGGCCTTGCGATGCTTCGCCGGCAGCTCCACCAGCGGCTCGCCCAGCAGTTCGCACCCCATCGCCATCAAGGTCACCGCATCGGCCTTGTTGTCGTCGAACGTGGTCAGCGGCCGGCCCGCCTTCGAGGTGCGGCGGATCTCGAACTGCGGGAACCACTCGGTCACGCCCGCGATCACCTCGCGCTTGTTGGCGTTACCCATGCCGCAGGCGTACTGCTTGAGGTTCGACGGAGGCACCGGCAGGACCGGCACGCCGTAGTGGCCCATCAGGTTGACCAGGGACCACCACAGGTAGCCGCGCTCCGGGTCGATGCGGGTGTTGCCGGGCGGGAAGTCCTCGAACAGGACCAGCGTCGGCCACACCGGCACCTCGGCCCCGTCAGTCCACCGGGTGATCAGGTTGGCCAGCTCCACGACGAGGCCTTTCATGGCCTGACCACGGTCCTGCAGCGGTGTGCGCGGGTTGGTGAGGCCGGTCCGGCCGTGGGTGAGCACCACCCCGTCCGGCCACGCCAGGGCGGCGGCGGTGAGGGAGATGTCCCCGCCGACCACCAGCAGGCCCGTCACGGCCGGTTCCGGGGGCCCAGCGCGACGACGATCACCGCAGCGCACACCGCCGACAGGATCAGCGCGGTGGTGGCCGAGATGGTGCCACCCCAGTAGAAGAATCCCCACGGGGCGACGACGAGCAACACCATGAGGCCTAGGAAGATGCGCCGCACGCTGGCGCTCCTTTCGCGGAAACGGGCCCCGGCCCGTGCGGGGCCGGGGCGCTGCGGGTGGTGGTCAGGCTGCCAGGTCGTGGCCGGCCGGCTGGTGCTGGTTGCCGAACTCGACGCCCAGTAGCTCCAGCTCGTCGGCGGTGAGCGGGCCCAGGTTGAACGTGGGGTAGGGCCGGGCCGGCTCCGGCTCGACATCGGCGCCGCCGTCCAGCGTGCAGTTGGGGTGCTGACGGTGGGGGTAGGGGCCGATGGTCAGGCATCCGTCGGCGAACTTACGAATCGGCTCCCCGTCGGGAAAGGCGCTGGGAGTCTCCTCGACCAGCTCGGCGCCGTGCTCGCAGGCAGTCGGCTCCGGCTGCGCCGGCAGGGGCGCCCACACCTCGACCGGGTGGCCGTCCAGCTCTCCGACGACGCGGTACGTGCGGAAGGCGCCGGACCCGTCCCCGGGGTCGAGGATGGCGCCGTCGTGCTGGATGGCGGCAACCGGGTGACCGTCGAGGTGATCGGCCCACGCGTCGACTTCGGCCTTGGAGCCGCGCGAGAAGTGCAGCTCGGCGGGCAGGGTGTTGCGGCCGGGCGTGACGGTGTACGGCACCGGCATGCCGGCGGCGATGGCGTCGGCCAGCACCCGCAGGAACCGGGCGGTCCAAGCCGGATCGTCGGATTCGTGGATCTCGCTCACTGGGGCCTCCTTGATGGTGGAGACCCCAGCCTAGCGTTTGACAGGTCAGTTGTCAATTGGTGGGCGGCTGGCTGTTCGCCCGGTCGATCGCGGCCTGCGCCAGGTCGTCTTTCGACACCAGGACGGCCGGGTCGCCGTCCGGGGTCTTCGGATCCGCCAGGGGGGTCACCGCGCCGTGGGCCTTCGTGGCGGCCACGATGAGGCCGAGCACGGCGGCCACGTAGCCCAGCCAGTGCCCGATCGTGCCGG